CACACTTACTCTCATTATATCATTTCTTTTTTTTTATTTATTAGTTTATTTATATATATTATCCAAGTTAAATTGTATTTACTTTGTGTTATTTAATTAATATATAAATTATTTAATTGTTAAGTTATTTATATATATTATCCAAGTGAGAATGTATTTACTTTGTGTCATTATAGCAATATGTGAAATATATATTGGAATTCTACTTAATATGAAATTATAGTTGTGTTGAGATAGTTAGTTAAGTGTTGAAATATAATTCAAAACGTAAAAAAATTTTGAAATGTGTTTATAAAGTTAGTGGGGCTGGGCTAAATAAATCTGTTTTTGTGGGGCTAGGCGAGGTAGAGGGAGGAGGGGCAACACAGTACTCCAATATTTATAATAACTTTTTTTATATGACAATAGCCTTATATAGTCCTCTAGTAATAGGCAAATGTCACACTGTATAAAACATCCTAACATCGACAGGTTAAATAATATTTATAACATGTAATAATTAAAGTGTACACTTTTGTATTAAAACTAAAATTTAACATCATGCCAAAAGGTAAAGGAACATACGGATCTAAAAGAGGTAGACCGACTAAAAGAGTTAAAAAAATTAGTCCAGCAAGGCGTGCTTCTATTAAAAAAGGACCACCAAAGAAATCTACACCTAAAAAGAGAGTATATGTAGGTTTAAAGAACACCATATGGGATTCAAAAAATAAAAAACTCAAAGGAGCTTATAAAACTACTGTAAAAAAAGGTAAAGAAAAAACCAAATCAATCAGTATAAAAAGAGCTAAAAAACTTGTTAGTAAAGGAAAAGCTAGAGGACAAGTAGCACTTACAGGTAGAAAGAAAAAATAAATAATCGTGTCTACCAAGAAGCAAGCTAAGAAGACAGCTAAAAGTATTATTAAACAAGAACGTGAGAAAAGAAAAGAGTTCAACGAAAATAGTACAGTTAAACTTGGGGGCTCTGTAGCAGGAATGGTTAAAGACAAATTAAACCCTCAGATCACTGATGATAATATCCCTTATTCTCAAGAGGAAATAAAAAAAGATTTTGATGAGTATTTAGCAGCAAACCCTAACGCTACAATAGATGATGTGCGTTCATTTAGAGAAAACACGTTAGCAAAAAAAATAAGAGACAACGTATACCAACCAACAACCGCTAGTGAAGCAAATGTAAACCCATTCTTTTATCAATTCGGCGAAGAAGGTAATAGGGATGCAACATTTATTCAACAATTAACTAATACGATTCAGAAGGGCACAGTTGGTAAACCAGGAGGAGATGAAACGAGACAAATACTTAATCACTGGTTACAAACAGAATCTGAAATTACACCAGTTCAATTAGAGTTTGTAAAGAAAAACCAAAAAGCGCTTGGATTAAAAGATAGTGATATGAACAAACTATCAAAAACATTTGAAAGCTATACGTCATCTGATGGAGCAGTACCTGGTGAAGTTGGCACAAATCTTTCGGTAATGCAAAGCCCAGTGATGCAAGGTGGTTATATAAGAACAGAACAAGGGGGACATTGGATTCATGCAGACCCATTAGAGCACAAACAAATGATAGATGATATTAATAATGATCCTAATTTAACGAGTAAAGAAAAAATTGCAAAAGGCAAGGAAATGATTGAGGATTTTAAATCTGGTAGAGTGGTATATACTGGTGGAAGAGGACAGTTTTACGGGCCAGGTGGTTTTCAAGAACAAGCAGAACAACAAATTGACGTTGCAAGAGCGCGTGATGAAGCAGCTGGAGAAAAATTAACAGGAAATTTAAGAGCAAGAAATCCTGAAACTTTTTCTAATACCTTTATGCAAAGAAGAAAAAATAACTTTCCAAATCAATTAAATAGATAATTATGGCATATAGACAACCAGATCCTTTAAAAAATTTAGATAGCACAAATAATCAGAAGAAAAAAACAAGATCTGAGCATCTTGAAGACTATGCTGCATACATGACAAAAAAAGGTATGAAACCTTTTGAGTATGAATTTTCTGAATATTTAAGAGATCAGAAAGCAAAAGAAGTTGATACTATATATTACAAAGATTTAACAGGTCAATATTATCAGAGAATAACAAAAGGTGGCAAAAAAGTCTCTGAGAAAAGAGTTGACGCACCACCAAAACCTAAAAAAAGAAAAGGAGGAATGTAATATGGCACAAAAACAAAAAAAAGAAAGAGAACAAAGAAAGCTTTTAAAAAAAGGATTTAGAGCTGCAAGAAGAAAAACTAGAAAAGCTAATAGGAGTGATAGAGAAGCTAGAAGAGCCAAAAATCCAGGAAAAAGTATAACAATGAGTGGTAGAGAAAGAGGCAGTGGTCAATATTATGATAAAATATCAAATACATGGAAAAGTCCTAAGTTAACGTTTGAAGTAAGAGCAAAACGAAGAGAAGGTAAACTACAAAAGAAGCAAGGAAAGCTTGATAACTACTTAGCGCCTTTAATTGAAAAAGATGAAGTAAGAGAAGCCGGTTTAAATTATAGAGAAATTGGCGCAAATAAATTTAATAGATTATCTAAAAAACGTGATCTTATGGCCAACAAGCTTCGAAGCTCCACAAAAAAAGCAAATAGAATACGCTTAATGAGGGAGTTTGAGAAAACTTTTGGTGCAAAATTAAGAGAAAGAAAGAAATTAGGGATAGATAAGTACTTTAAATCAGAGTATGCTAAGAGAAAAGCATCATATGGTGGTATAAAAGCTATTAGAGACGTTACAAGAAGGGCAAGAAAGTCAATTAGAAGTGCTTTTAAAAGAAGTTTTAAATAAAAGTAGTGGCACAACAAAATTTAACCCCAACCGCAGCGCGACAAAAGTCTATAAGAGACAAAAGAAGAGCAATGCGTAAAGATAGAAGGGAAAAAAAGGCTGAAAATCAACGCTTGAGACGTGCCGCAAAAAAAGCAGGTCGTAATATTAAAGGAAAAGACTACGATCACAAGAAAAAAAAGTTTGTCAAAGTTAAAAAAAACAGAGGCAACTATGGAAAAGGAACTAAAAACGAGAAAAAAAGATGAAATTACTAACATACTTAATATATACACTATTAGCACTACATTTTATGGGGTGTGATTTTAAAAAACAAGGAAAATGGGAAAGAAAGATTAAGAAAGAAGATACCATAAAAATGTTACACCCTGATTCTATAAGAAAATATAGAGAAATCAGATGGACAGAGAAGAAAGCTAAAATTGATGCTAAATTTGATAGCTTAAAAATAGCTAAAGATAGCATTTAAAAAAAAATTGATGAAACCAAGATAATGTGACTAGTTCACAGATGTTTAACCAATAAATACCAAAATTATGACGTATTTTTATTACAAGACGACGAATACGTGGAATGGTCAACCACAATATATCCAGAAAACAAAAACCGAAGATGAAACTGTAGAATTATGGAAACATCTTGCAGATAAAAAGAACTGGAGAATAGTCCAGTTACCAAATGGATACTATCAAACTGAATACCGAGACATCGAAAAAAATGATGACTGGTATGATGTTACAAGACGTGAAACAATTGAGAGTGCTGAATCTGCCATTGATGGTAGTGTAGAGCATTATGCAAAACGCATAGACTTTATAAAAGGTCCAAAGATTGTTAAAACGTTTAAATAACTAATAACTTTAAATTTAATTAAATGGAATATAATAACCCTAGTCAAATCGTTAAAGATTTAAATTTTAGCGACAATGCTAAAAAGAGGATAATTTTAGGTGTGGATAAACTTGCTGAGGCAGTCAAATCCACCCTAGGTGCCTCTGGTAAATGCGTAATATACGAAGATGCCATGGGCAAACCGGTGATTACAAAAGACGGTGTAACCGTAGCTGAATCGGTTGTCTTATATGATCCGGTTGAAAACATGGGAGCGACATTAATCAAAGAAGCATCTCAAAAAACAGTAAAAGAAGCAGGTGATGGTACAACAACAGCAATCGTACTAGCAGAAGCATTATTAAAAAATGTATTGAATGAGAAAAATATTAAAGAAAATAAGTGTTCTATTAGAGAAATCAAAGAAGGCATTAATTCAGGTTTGGCAAAAATTAAGAAATATCTTGATAAAACCAGTATTAAAGTTGAAGGAGATCTTTTGGAACACGTCAGCTCAATATCTTGCAATAACGATAACGAGCTTGGAAAAATTATATCAGAAGCTTACGAAAAAGTAGGTAAAGATGGTGTAGTATTAATGGAAGAATCAGATACTGGTGAAACGTATGCTGATATAGTAGATGGAGTAAAATTCGAATCAGGATTAACTTCACCTCATTTTGTAACCGATAAAGATAAAAATAGATCTGTTCTTGAAGAACCATGTGTTCTTATTGTAGATTCTAAAATACCTAGTGTAAGGAAAATACAAAACATACTTGAATATGTTATAAAGAATAGAAGAAGTTTATTAATTATAGCGGATATAGAACAACAAGCAAAATCCGCATTATTAATGAATAAAGTAAAAGGTAATATTGAAATTAATATTATTGATCCACCTGGCTTTGGTCCAACCAAAAAAGATACCATGGAAGATTTAGGTATATTAACAGGAGCAAAAGTATTAAATGAAGAATTAGGTGATGATTTGGATTTAATACAACCAGATGTACTTGGTTATGCTAAAACAGCAGTAACAGATGATTCACATACTGTATTAACAGTTGATAAAAATGTGAAAGAATTACAAGATAGGATTAAAGAAGTTAAAAAAGCAATTAAAAAAGAAGGAAATACTTTTATTAAAAGTAAGATAGAAGAAAGATTAGGCATGTTATCCGGATCTGTGGGGATGATTAAAGTGGGTGCACATTCTAAAGTAGAATTGAAAGAAAAAAAAGATAGGGTTGAAGATGCAATTTACGCTACTAAAGCAGCATTAAAAGAAGGTATTGTACCTGGTGGTGGAATAGCTTTATTAAATGCGGCTAGTAATATAAAACCCAAAAATATGGGGGAGAAAATATTAGTAAAGTCCATAAAATCTCCATTTAAAACTATTATGGAAAATGCTGGTATTGAAAACTACGAAACACCTACCACTAAAGGTGTTGGTTTTAATGTAATCTCTGGTAATCAAGTCGACATGGTTAAAGCTGGAATCGTAGACCCCGTCTTAGTTACAAAAACTGCATTACAAAATGCTGTGAGTGTAGTAAACACTATTATCTCAGCAGATTGTGTTATTTCTAACGTAAGAGTTAATAAGAATGAAAGCAGTTAATTATTATCTTGTAGTAGAAAACATAAAGGAAAAACCAAAGAAAATAGCTGGTTTAGATATTATGGATAACGTAGATGAAGATAATAGATACGTTAAAGCTAAAGTATTCAGTATAGGTAATTTAGTGGAAGGCATAAAAGAAAATGATGTTGTATATTATGATAAGCACGCTGGTCACAGTATACAACATAAAGAAATATTATACTATGTCATCAAAGTCGGTGATGTGGTGTTAATAGACTAAACCGCAACCCTTAAACTATATACTTTATACTAAATATGTTTAACAATTAAAATATAAGACAATGGATAAAATGTTATATTTCGCAGCTGCGGCTCCAGATGGAACAGCAAGTACTGAACAAGTAGTTATGTTTCCTGTAGCTCAACTATCTCACTTTGAGATGGCGTCAGCAACTTCACTTAGAGTTTACTTTGAGTCAAGTCAAGAAAATGATGCTGATTCAGGTATTGATGCAGCTCACGCTGTTCTTACTATTGCTTCTGGAAAATACAAAGAAGCTTTACAAGACATCACAGCTGCAATAAATGCTCACCCAAATGGTGATCCATTTATAGTAATAGCTGACGAGGTGAATAGCAAATATGCTAGTGCACACGTTACAGCATGCGCATCTATCGCAATCGTTGATGCTTCTTAATGAAGTTATCGGCTAGCGATATTCGCGAACTGAAAATTCTTAAGTATTACAGGCTCGTACGAAAGTGGGCCTGTAAAACTTATGAATTAAAAGACGCGGATCTAGAATTACTTATATATTTAGATTGTAAAGGAAAATTCACACGTAATGATTTTATTGATGGGGTATATACATACTCATGGGATAAAAACAGGTGGGAAAGATTAAGAAGAAATGGTTGGATAGAAGCGTGGAGACACCGAAACAGAACTACAATTAAATATAGTATTTTTAAAACATCATTTAAATGTAGTCAACTCATAAGTAGAATATATAGAATTTTATTAGGTGAGGAAGATTTACCCACTTCAGAAAGAAGTGTATTTTATAATAATAAATCATATACTGATAAGGTTTATAACAAATCTATTGATGATATGATTAAAGACAAAGAAAGATAATATGGCAACATTAACCCCAACATTAACATTAGTAAGTACAGATACGTCAACAGATTCGTTAAGTATATCAGTAACTGATAGCTTAACAGTAGAAACACCTATGATTGACGTGGCTAGAATAACATTAACAACAAGTACAACGGATTTAGTTGGCACAGGCAGTTCAGCTATAGTATATTTATATGCTAAAAACACTGATTCAAGTCAAACGGTTGTTTTAGAACAAACAGCAGATGCTAAAGCGTTTGCAGATTTAAGCCCTGGAGAATTTTGTTTCTTTCCAGTGAAAGGTACAAAAGGTGTTAGAGCTAAGTCAGCTGCTAGTACAGCTGTACTTGAATATGGATACTGGACTAAAGGATAATGAGTAAAATTTTAGGAAAAATATTTGGCAATGCCGGAGGTAGTGTATTACAAAAACTATCCGGCGTCGCCGATAAATTTATAACAACAGGCGATGAGAAGAGAGCGTTTCAAAAAGATATGGAACAAATTTTTCTTGATGCTGAGGCAGCAATGCAGAAAAATGTTACCGATAGATGGAAAGCAGATCTAGAACATGGTAACTTTTTAACAAGATCAGTACGTCCACTGGTTTTAATCTTTTTAATTATATCTACTGTAATCATGGTGTTTATTGATAGTGGTTCAATAACATTCAACGTTGAGCAAAAATGGACAGATTTACTTCAGTTAGTTTTAATGACTACCATCGGGGCCTATTTCGGCGGACGAAGCGTTGAAAAGTTTAATCAATTTAAAAAGAAATGACATGGCAAGACTTAGTGTATATGATACCGATGCAACCGTTGAAGCTGGTGATAGAGTAATTGGTACTGATGTTTCTGGTACTTTAACGAAAAATTATACAGTAGAAAAATTAGGTAATTTTATTCATTCTACATACGGATCAGAAGGATATAATAATATTGCGTTTAATACAAGCACCGGTGTCTTAACTATGACAGAAGTTGATGGTGGTACTGATACAGTTGATTTAGGTATTGGTACGGGTGATTCACCTACATTTGTTGGTTTAACACTATCTGGTAACGCTGATTTTAATGGTGATTTAGACGTGGATGGAACTTCTAATTTAGATGCAGTAGACATAGACGGTGCTGTAGATATGGCATCAACTTTAACGTTAGCCGGTAATGCTGATTTTAATGGTGATTTAGATGTAGACGGCACAACTAATTTAGATAATACAGATATTGATGGAACATTTGCGGTTGATGGAACTACAATATCATTAGACGCAACAACATCATTTAACATAGACAATTCTAATACCTCAAATGGTATTACTATAGGTACTGCTACCTCAGGTGTACCTATATCAATTGGTCATTCGACCTCAGAAACAACAATAAACGATAATTTAACGGTAGGTGGTGATCTCACTGTAAACGGTGATACCACAACAGTAAACACAGCAACATTAAGTGTTGAAGATCCATTGATGATATTAGCAAGTGGTAACAATTCATCTGATACTGTAGATATAGGATTTTATGGATTATATGATACTAGTGGATCACAAGATCTGTATAGTGGTTTATTTAGAGACGCTAATGATTCAGGTAAATGGAAATTATTTAAAGATTTACAAGCAGCACCAACAACAACAGTTAATACAGGTGGAACTGGTTATGCGGTGGGTACATTAGTGGCGAATATAGAAGGCGAAACTTCAAAAGTTACAGTCGCAGACAAAGATACATGCGATGAATATCCAGTTGTGTTTCATGATGAATCTAGTAATTTACATGATGATACTGGAGGTTTTGAATATAATCCTAATAAATGTCATTTACATTTAAAAGGTGTAGCGCCAACTTTATACTTTACAGATTCAGATACTAATGGTGATTCTTATTTAACAGCTAATAGTAGCGCTGGATCTCTTGCTATTGCAGCAGATTATAATAACGAAGCAAATACAACTAAAATAGGATTTACATTAGACGGTAAAGAAATTGGCCACTGGAGAGGTGATTCAAGTCAAATAGGTAGTTTAAGATTATTTCCACAAAAAGGTAATAATGACGATCAAGGTATATTTTTTGGAACAGCAACATCAGAACCAGGTTTCTTAGATTGGACTGGTAAAAGGATGATAGCCTTTGACACAAGCGAAACATTACACTTTTGGGCAAATGATAGTGATGGTACACCAACTGGACATTTACAAATAGCTTCTGCTGGTGGTGTTAGTGCTGGTGGTGATGTAGATGTAACAGGTAGTATTAAGTGTACGCAAAATTTAAGAAGAACAATAACAACAGCGACAGAATCAAGTAATACACACACTTGTGATTTAAGTTTAAATGATAACTTTAATATAGCGTGTAATAATGCAGCCACAACAATTGCATTAACTGTAGCATCTGAAAATGTTGGTCAATCTGGTACAATTACAATTGTTAATCCTTCAAGTGTTGGATCTTTGTCCTTTGTAGCACTTCCAAGTTATATGCTCACGCCAGACGGCGCAACTGTAAATTTTGTAACAACCGCAAACGCAATATCTATGATTTCTTATTACGTTCATGCTACGGATAAAGTTCTTGTAAATTATGTTGGTAACTTTGCTTAATTATGAAACGATATGAGGAATTTACTAGGATTTTCAAAGAAAGATAATTGGGTAACAGCAACAACAAAAGCAACAGCCACAAGTAAAAATACAAACACAACTTGGTCTACAAATAAGGCTACTACCACAACATATAACACATCAACTAATACTACTACAACTTTTAATACTAGTACTATTACGCAGAAATCAACAGCAACAGTTGTTTCAACTAGTAAATCTACAACTACTACCTTTAATACATCAACTAATACTACAACCGCGTTTAATACAAGTACAACGACTACAACGGCATATTCTACTAGTTGGGCTACAAGTAAAAATACTACCACTACGTACAATACATCAACTGATACTACTACTACGTATAATACGTCAACTAATACTACCACCGCTTTTAATACTAGCACAGCAACCCAAAGATCTACAAATACAGTGGTTAGTACAACTAGAAGTACAAGTACTGCTTATAATACATCTACAAATACTACAACTACATATAATACAACTAAAGCTACCACTACAACATACAACACTAGCACCACAACTAGTAAGTCAACAAATACAACATGGAGTACAAATAAATCAACAACCACAACATTTAATACTAGTACTAACACAACAACAACATATACTACAACATGGAATACTAGTAGAACTACAATATTTAATACATCAACAACAACAAATAAATCTACTAATACTGTAGTTTCAACAAGTAAATCTACAACAACAACATTTAATACTAGTACAACAACTAACACTGTTGTGTCTACCAGTAGAGCTACCACAACCACATATAATACTGCAACTAATACAACAACCGCGTATACAACAACTTGGAGTACAAATAAATCAACAAATACAGTTGTATCAACCAGCAAAGCTACATCGACAGCTTACAATACAACAACAAGCACTACCACTACTTTTAACACATCGACAGCTACTACCACAACATATACAACCACGTGGGAAACGTCAAAAAGTACAACTACCACATTTAACACAAGTACAGCTACTACCACAACTTATAATACACAAACTGCAACTACTACAGCTTATGTAACAACATGGAGTACTAATAAAAATACAACTACAACTTATAACACAAGTACTAATACTACCACTACATACGAGACTAGTAAATCAACAACTACCACATATAATACTAGTACTACAACGGTAATCTCAACGAGTAAAAGTACTACTACAACCTGGTCTACATCGAAATCTACAAACGAAACTTCTAGTACATCTAAAAGTACTACTACAACGTATAATACACAGACCGCAACTACCACAACTTTTAATACAACTTGGTCTACTAATAAGAATACAACTACAACGTTTAATACGTCAACTAACACCACTACTACATATAATACATCTACAACAACTGTTGTTAGCACTAGTAAATCTACTACAACAACTTGGTCTACTTCTAAAAATACAAACACAGCATATAATACGTCGACAAATACAACCACCGTATATAACACAACCACTGCAACCACAACGGCATATACAACTACTTGGGAAACTAGTAAAAACACCACAACGACATTTAATACTTCACAAAGTACAACAACACAATATACTACAACTAAATCAACTAGTAAAAATACTACAACAACATATAACACAAGCACAGCAACCGCTACTACTAGAAGTACCGCTACTTCAAAAACCACATCTACAACATATAACACAAGCACAACAACCCAAACTGCTTATACAACAACTTGGTCAACTAACAAAAATACTACCACAAATTATAATACAAGTACTAATACTACAACAACATATGATACAACAACAACGTTTAATACCACAACAACATATGAAACTACTAAATCAACCGCAACTGCCTATACAACCACTTGGGCAACATCAAGAACAACAACATTTAACACAAGTCAAAATACAACTACAACGTTTAATACCACAACAACATTTACAACCACGTATACAACGTCATGGAATACTAGTGCATCTACTTCAAGATCAACATCAACTTCAAAAAGCACAACTACTTATTATAATACTAGTAAGAGTACTACTACAACATTTAATACTTCACAAAGTACATCAACAAGTAGATCCACTTCAACATCGTGGAATACAACAAGAACAACACATTATAATACTACAATTTTATTAGACGTAGACACCACAGGATATACATTTAGTACATCATGGACAACATACTATCATTCATGTTGGATGACACAATTTGGTGGATGCTTTAGAAATTGTATATAACATGTAAATATAAGAAATATGGTAGATCCAGCAGTTAGACGAAAGGCGTATTTAGAAGCAAATTTAACATTTGCTAGTGATAAGATTACTTGGGCTTCGGATTTAAATGACACAAGAGAAATTCAAATGTCATGGGAACAACCGATACACACTAAGGCGGCCGAGCTATGCGTCGAGGCTGGTGATCATGTTTTAGAATGTGGTTTTGGTATGGGTATGTTAGCTGATGCTATTCAAGCAAGAAATCCTGCATCACATACTATAACAGAATCACACCCTGAGTTGATAACAAAAGCAAAAGCTTGGGCTGTTGGTAAATCAAATGTTAGAATTGTTGAAGATACTTGGTGGACTTTAATGTCTGAACACTATACTCGTTACGATGCAATATTTCAACTATTTGCATATGCAGACGATTTATTACATACTAAATTTCGTCATTTTGCTAGAAATAAAGCTAAGCCAAATTGTAAGGTAACATGGTGGAATTTTACAGCTGGTACAACAGATCCCTTTATGCTTTTTGATTGTACTGAACCAACATCATGGGCAAATGATGTTCAATTTACAAACATTACAGTTGATCCACCAGAAAATACATATTTTAATCAAACTACAATGAAGTTACCAGTTTTAACTTTAACACCTGAATTAAAGAAAATACCTGGTTTTGTTAATGGGTCTAAACTCCTTCATTATTCAGAAAAATTAGTTGGACAAATTGAAATTGAAAAAGCTGGACAAGCATATAGTGTATTAACATGTGAAGATCCTGCGAATCCCGTTTTAACATATGCGGGAAGTGATCTTACTTGTTGGAGTGTTGTATGTTATGGTATGTGGAAAATTAATGATGATTTACTAATAGTATCTGGTAATCAACCCATGGTAGTAAAGCGCGATGGATCTTGGGTTGAGAAGAATGTAAACGAATTAGTGGTTGGAGATAAGTTATATAGAGTGGATAACACTGAAGTTGAAATAACAAAATTAGAATTTGATAGTAGTGATGATAATGCTTATAATATTAGCCACGTGCAAAGTGATTATAATTATTTTATTAATAATATTTTAATTAAGAAAGGAGGATTTACAGATGCCTAATACTCAAACCTGTGTATCAACTCAAAAAAATACATCAAGAAACACAAGTACTACAATTACCACACCACAAACAAATTATACTGTTGGTACTAGTAGATCAACCACATATGCTACAAGTCAAAATACAACTACAACGTTTAATACTACTACGACTTGGGCTACTAGTAGAAGTACAACTACATCATGGCAAACTAGTCATAGTACCACAACAACATTTAATACTACAACTACTTTCACAACCACGTGGTCAACAAGTCAAAGTACTTCTAAACAAACAACAAGATCAACATCAACTTCTCGCTCTACAGGAACTAGTTGGGCAACTAGTAGAACTACCACGTTTAATACCTCAACAACCACTACAATAAATACAACTACAACTTACAATACTACTAAATCAACAGCAACAACTAGAAGTACATCAACATCAAAAACCACAGCAACAGCTTATAATACTAGTACAGCTACCACAACGACATTTAATACAACAACCACAACTACAATAGGCACGACTACAACTTTTAATACCAGCACAAATACAACTACAACATACGACACAACAACAACATTTAATACAACCACAGCTTACAACACTAGCACTAGCACCACAACTACATATAACACAAGTACATTAACTACAAAGAGTACAACCACAACTTGGTCTACATCAAAATCTACATCAACAGCATATAATACCAGTACGGTAACAAGCAAAAGTACTAACACGGTTGTATCTACGTCAAAAGCTACATCAACAGCTTATAATACAACAACCGCTACAACAACTACATTTAACACATCAACTGCCACTACCACAACATATAACACACAAACTGCAACGGTGGTAAGTACTAGTAAATCAACATCTACTGAGTGGTCAACTTCAAAGAGCACAACAACTACATTTAACACAACAACAGCTACAACAAGAAGTACAAATACAGTAGTTTCTACATCTAAAAGTACAACGACGGTATATAATACTACCACGGCAACTACTACTACATTCAATACATCAACTGCAACAACAACTACGTATAATACTAGTACAAGCACAACTGTATCAACTAGTAAATCTACCACAACGACTTATAATACCACAAAAGCAACTAGTACAACATACAATACTTCTACAGCAACAACAACGGTGTTTAATACATCCACTACAACTAGTAAAAGTACAAACACAGTTGTATCAACAAGTAAGTCAACCACTACAACTTGGTCTACAAGTAAAAGCACAACAACTGCTTTTAATACTAGTACTATAACAAGTAAATCTACTACAACAACATGGAGTACCAACAAAAACACTACAACTACGTATAATACAACTACTAATACTACAACTACGTATAATACACAAACAGCTACAACCACTACGTTTAATACGTCAACTATTACAAGTAAAGCTACTAGTACAACTTATAATACGAGTACAAACACAACTACAACATTTAATACTTCTACTGGAACAACAACCACGTGGTCCACTAGTAAGAGCACGACAACGGTATACAATACACAAACAGCAACAAATACAGTTTATACCACCACATGGGAAACAAGTAGAACAACAATATTTGAAACAAGTTCAATAACTAGTAAGTCCACTACAACCACATGGGCAACAAATAAATCTACAAGTACAGTATTTAATACAACAACAGCAACCACAACCGCGTTTAACACAACATACAATACAAGCACTAACACAACCACAACGTTTGAGACAAGTAAAACAACTTCAACAACATACAATACTAGCACTAATACAACTACAACATTTAATACTCAAACAGCTACTACAACAATTTTTGTAACAACGTGGGCGACAAGTAGAAGTACTACAACTGCGTATGAAACATCTAAAACAACAGCAACTGCATATAATACGTCAACTAGTACAACAACAACATTTAACACATCAACCATAACATCAAAATCTACTACAACTACATACAATACGCAAACTGCAACTGCTACAACATGGTCAACTAGTAAATCAACCACAACTACGTTTAATACAACAACCAATACCATAACTTTGTTTTCTACTGCTTATGAAACAACTAGATCTACTAGTACAGCGTATAATACTACTAAAAGTACAACCACAACATTTAATACAACTACAGCTACAGTTACAACTTATAATACTACAACTAGTTATAATACAACAAAATCTTGGTACAATACTTATCGAACAGATTATTCTACAGAAAGAGAAAATTTGATTCGATCTACTGGATAGGTAGAAAACTTAAAAAATATGTAATAATATAAATACGAATATAAATTAAATTTAATAATATGGAAATGTTTAATCAAAAGGTCTTATCTCAAAGAATAGGACGACTTAAAAAAAGTAAAGCTCTTGATGAATTAGAACAAGTTGAGGGTTATTGCTTACGTAAGTGTAGTGAAAGATTTTTAGAAACTAGTTATGATGTAATGGCAGAAGAAATGCCTTATTTTAAAACTATGGGATATACAGAATTTGCTACTAATTTTTACTTTCAACCATTAAATTCAAAGCTCAGAGGAGAACAATTAATGGATGCTTGGGATGATAATGTTAAAAACCCAGATGATTGGTCATCATACTTAGTAAATAACATACAGTCAAAGCTAGCAAATAAATATGAGGGTAGAAAAGAAGAAATAGAAAAATGGCCAGCTAAAGATTATTTAGTTGTTTTACCTGGTTCAAATAAAGTTAAAACTAATGTTTGCTTAAATAGATTGAAAGCTATATCTAAGAAACATGGTAATAATGTATATTTTAAACCACATCCAATAACAACACATCAAATAATTGGTGAGTTAAAAGATTTTTTTGGTGAAAGTAACATTTTACCTAGAGAAGTTGATATGTATTATTATTTACAAAAAGCTAAAGCGGTATATACAACACATATAAGTGAAAGTGCCATTTACGCGGCTGTTTTAGGAAAAAGAATAGAACCTATTGATACATGGAATACTTTAACAGCAGGATCTTTCGAATCTATTAATAAATATTTATTTACAAATCAACATCATATAAAAGATTATATAAATAAATGTTTTTCTAGTCCTAAATCTGGCATTGTTAATCCAATGGTAGATAAGAATTGGAAAGAAAAAGTAGATAAGTATATGGATTATATTTGTGAAAAACGTGATGTATACAAGGACTGGTTTATTGTTCAGCCAAAAAAGAAAGTTGTTAAGAAGTAAAAAGTGTGACAATTGCGTGATAATATAAACGAGTGAATTAATTTAAATTAAATAGAAAATTATGGCAAATAAAAAGAAAACTGAAGATTTAAAAGTTACCAGTGATGAATTGCAAGATCTTCAATCATTAGTAACAGCAGTTAACAAACTTAGAATGCAAATTGGTGAATTAGAAATTAATAAATCAATGGCAGTTGAAAGATTTAATCAATTTAGAAAAGATTTAGTTGAATTAGAAGCTAAATTGAAAAATAAATACGGAGAAGTTAGTGTTAACGTAGAAGATGGAACTTTAAAAGAAATACCTACAGATGAAACTAATAAGAAAAATTAGTATCGGTAAAGATTATAAAAACGAAGCTATGCATTATGCTGTAGGTCAAGAAGTTTACGGGGGACATACAATTTGTGATATAATCGAAGAAGATACTAAATACAGTATTTATATCAAAAAACAAGATGACGTACTACCATGGAAAGATTTTAATAAAAATATGGCAGTATCAATTGAGTATAATTTAGAATATTAATGCAAAGCTTATATGATTTTATTATTAAACCAAAGGGAAGTAGGTATAATAATAAAAAGAAAATAGGTGATAAAGAATTAATATTAAATAGTGAAATAGCACACCATCAATATGTTAATAGAATTGGTGTTGTTTTATCTTTACCTTCTATAGGTAAAACAGAGATACAAGTAAATGATGAGGTAATTGTTCACCATAATGTCTTTAGAAGATTTCATAATGTACATGGTAGAGAACAAAACAGTAGAAGTTATATTAACGAAAATATGTATGCGGTAAAAGAAGATCAAATATTTGCATACAAGAGAAATAATAACTGGAAAGCTTTAAGTGGATATTGTTTTGTTAAACCAATTAAATCATATGATAAATTTAGTATTGATAAAGAACAACCATTAATCGGTATAATGAAATATTGTGACAATAGCCTTAAAGATATTAAATCAGAAGATTTAATAGGTTTTACTCCTAATAGTAAATACGAGTTTATTATTAATGGAGAGAGATTATATAGAGTATTAACAAATTCAATTTCAATTAAATATGAATATCAAGGACAAGAAAAAGAATATAATCCAAGCTGGTTATAAAGCGGTTGATGAATTAATTAAAGTAGCAAAAGAAAAAATAGTTGATTCAGAGGATGATGTTTCTGCTGATAGATTAAAAAATGCTGCAGCTACTAAAAAATTAGCTATTTTTGACGCGTTTGAGATATTAAACAGAATTGAAGAAGAAAAAAATATATTAGAAGATAAACCCACAACACAAAAAGAAAGTACTTTTCAAGGGTTTGCGGAAAGAAGATCTAAATAATGTACAAACAGACTTTATATAAAATTATTGAGCCAATAAGAATTAATACACTTAAAAGACTTAATAAAAGTAAGAAATGGAAATATGGTTATAATAAAGAACACGATATTATAGTCATAAGTAAAACAGGAGTGATAGGAGAAATATATGAGATACAAAATCTTAAAATAGCTTTACCTCCTGCTACTAAAGTTTATAGTAGATCTAAAAAGAAACAAGAGCAGTATTGGGAACAGTTTGAATATCCAAAAGCATTAAAAAATGTAAAAACCATTTTTGACTGGAGAGATTATCCCAACGAACATAAAGATAAATGGTTTGATTACATAAATGAAGAATTCAATCGTAGAGAACATGGTTTTTGGTTTAATAATAATGGTAAGCCTACTTACATTACCGGTACTCACTATATGTATCTTCAGTGGTCAAAAATTGACGTGGGTGCTCCTGAGTTTAGAGAATCTAACAGATTATTCTATATATTTTGGGAAGCTTGCAAAGCAGATAAACGCGCTTATGGAATATGTTACCTTAAAAATAGACGATCTGGTTTCTCGTTTATGGCAAGCGCGGAAGCAGTTAATGCTGCTACTATCTCGAGTGATGCAAGATATGGTATATTATCAAAGACTGGTTGGGATGCTAAAAAGATGTTTACAGATAAGGTTGTACCAATATCTGTTAATTACCCGTTTTTCTTTAAACCGATTCAGGATGGTATGGATCGACCAAAAACTGAACTTGCATATAGGGTCCCGGCTCAAAAATTTACTCGTAAGAAACTTCAAACGAATGAACAGATTGAGGAAATTGTAGGTTTAGATACAACAATTGATTGGAAAAATACTGGTGATAATAGTTATGATGGAGAAAAACTTAATTTATTAGTACATGATGAGAGTGGTAAATGGGAAAGACCTGATAATATATTAAACAACTGGAGAGTAACAAAAACATGTTTACGATTAGGTAGTAGAGTTATCGGTAAGTGTATGATGGGAAGTACATCGAACGCATTAGATAAAGGTGGTGATAATTTTAAAAAATTATATAGAGATTCTGATGTAACAAAAAGAAATAAAAATGGACAAACTAAATCTGGTTTATATAGTTTGTTTATACCAATGGAATGGAACTATGAGGGTTTTATGAATAAACACGGTATTCCAGTATTTGATACACCAAGCAAACCTGAATATGATTTTTATGATGAATTAATTGATACTGGTGTTATAGATCATTGGGAAAATGAAGTTGATGGTTTAAAAAGTGATCAAGATGCTTTGAATGAATTTTATCGTCAATTTCCAAGAACCGAAGAACACGCTTTTAGAGATGAGGCAAATAATAGTATATTTAATCTTGTTAAAATATACGAGCAAATTGATTATAATGAAGAAGCAAAAAGTGCAGCAGATATATCTAAAGGAAATTTTCAATGGGTTAGTGGTATAAAAGATTCTAATGTAATATTTTACCCTGATCCAAAAGGAAGATTTAAGGTTAGTTGGGTGCCACCACAACATTTACAAAATAAATATACTGTAAAAAACGGTATTAAATATCCAGCAAATGAACATATAGGTGCTTTTGGTTGTGATAGTTATGATATATCAGGAACAGTAGATGGTAAGGGTTCAAAAGGTTCTTTACATGGGTTAACAAAATTTAGTATGGAAGAGGTTCCTGCTAATCATTTTTTCTTAGAATATATAGCTAGACCCCAAACGGCTGAAATATTTTTTGAAGATGTTTTAATGGCATTGCATTTTTATGGTATGCCAATACTAGCTGAAAATAATAAACCTCGATTATTATATTATTTAAGAAGAAGAGGTTATAGAGGGTTTAGTATGAATAGACCTGATAAAGTTTGGAACAAATTATCTGTAGCTGAAAAGGAAATAGGTGGTATACCAAACTCAAGTGAAGATATAAAACAAGCTCACGCAGCAGCAATTGAAATGTATATTCAAGAACACGTTGGACATAAGGGTGAGGGTTATGGTAATATGTATTTTAATGCAACGTTAAATGATTGGGCTAGGTTTGATATAAATAAAAGAACAGCGTTTGATGCCACGATAAGTTCAGGTTTAGCTATTATGGCATGTAATAGACATTTGTATAAACCAAACGCAACAATAGAAAAAGAAAAAGTAAACATCAGTATTGCTAAATATAGTAATAAAGGTACAATATCGAAATTAATAAAGAATTATGATTGAAAAGGATATAAAAAGTCACTTTCCTAGTCAAATAGCCGATAACGCTACAAAAATATCTGCAGAATATGGATTAAGTGTAGCTAAAGCAATTGAACATGAATGGTTTAGTAAGGATGCTGGCGGTAATAGATTTGATGCTAATAAAGATGATTTCCACAAACTTCGTTTATATGCAAGAGGAGAACAACCTATAGAAAAATACAAAAATGAATTATCAATTAATGGTGATTTATCTTATTTAAATTTAGATTGGAAACCAGTACCTATTATACCAAAGTTTGTAGATATTGTTGTTAATGGTATTGCAGAAAGAACATATGATATAAAAGCATACTCACAAGATCCATTCGGTTTAAGTAAAAGAACTTCATACATGGAGGGTATTTTACAAGATATGCGCATGGGTGATATTAATAACATGATGCAAGAATCTTTTGGTATGAATATGTTTAATAATGATCCAAGTAAATTACCAGAGGATGAAGATGAATTAGCTGTTCACATGCAATTGGATTACAAACAATCAGTTGAATTAGCAGAAGAACAAGCAATTAATACAATATTTGATGATAACAAATATGAACTAACTAAAAAGAGATTATATTATGATTTAACAACTATTGGTATTGCTGCGGTAAAAAGTAATTTTACTCAAGCTGATGGCATAAAAGTAGAATATGTTGATCCAGCTAATGTAGTATATTCATATAGTACGTCACCGTATTTTGATGATTTATATTATGTTGGTGAGGTTAAATCTGTCCCAATTAATGAGTTAGTAAAAGAGTTTCCTAATTTAACTGTTGATGAGTTAGAAGACATTAAACAACAGGGTATATTTAATAATAATATTTCAAATAGAAATCTTCCAGACACAAGTACTATTGATAATAATATTATACAAATCTTATATTTTAGTTATAAAAGTTATATTAACGAAGTATATAAAGTAAAAACAACTGGAAGTGGAGCTGATAAAGCTTTAGAAAAAGATGATAACTTTAATCCACCTGAATCTGATAATTTCTCAAGAATATCTAGACCTGTGGAAGTATTATTTGAAGGAGCTTATGTAGTTGGTAAAGAAAAATTACTTAAGTGGGGTATGGCAAAAAACATGATGCGCCCAAAAAGTGATAGCACAAAGGTTAAATTAAATTATTCACTTGTTGCACCAAGAATATATAAAGGTAGAATTGAATCATTAGTAAAACGTATAACTGGTTTTGCTGATATGATTCAATTAACTCATTTAAAGATACAGCAAGTGCTAGCAAGAATGGTTCCTGATGGTGTATATTTAGATGCTGATGGTTTAGCTGAGGTTGATCTTGGTAACGGAACAAATTATAATCCACAAGAAGCGTTAAACATGTTTTTCCAAACCGGTAGTATTATTGGTCGATCGTTGACATCTGAAGGCGATATGAATCCAGGTAAAATACCTATTCAAGAAATACAAAGCGGATCTGGTAGTGGAAAGTTACAAAATTTAATTCAAACATATAATTATTATTTACAAATGATAAGAGATGTGACTGGGTTAAATGAAGCAAGAGATGCTGCTATGCCAGATAAAAATGCTTTAGTTGGTATACAAAAAATGGCAGCTGCTAATAGTAACACTGCAACAAGACATATATTACAGTCTGGATTATTTTTAACTGCTGAAGTAGCGGAATGTATCTCGTTGAGAGTATCTGATATAATAGAATATTCTCCTGCAAAAGAAGCATTTATTCAAAAAATTGGTGGACATAATGTAGCAACGTTAGAAGAGATGAAAGAATTACATCTATATGATTTTGGTATATTTATAGAATTAGAACCAGATGAGGAAGAAAAACAAATGTTAGAAAATAATATACAAGTTGCTTTATCAAAAGAAAATATTGAACTAGAAGATGCTATTGACGTGCGTTCTATAAAAAATGTTAAGTTAGCTAATCAAGTATTAAAAATTAGAAGAAAAAGAAAAATAGAAAGAGATCAAGCTCAACAACAACAAAATATACAAGCACAATCACAAGCTAACGCTGAAGCACAACAAGTAGCAGCTCAAGCTGAAGTGCAAAAACAACAAGCATTAACAGAATCAAAAATTCAATTAGCTCAAGCTGAGGCACAAATGGAATCTAATAAATTACAACAAGAAGCGGCTCTTAAAAAAGAACTAATGGATCATGAGTTTCAAATTAATATGAGATTAAAAGAAATGGAACTTGAATCTGCTAAAGAAAAAGAAACCGCCAAAGAAGATCGTAAAGATGAAAGAACTAGAATTCAAGCATCTCAACAATCTGAAATGATAGATCAAAGAAATAAGGATAAAGCACCAAAGAAATTTGAATCTGCTAATAATGATGTTATAAGCGGTGATTTTGATTTAGGAGCATTTGATCCTAGATAACATGTTTAACAAATAAATAATAGTAAAATGGCAATAGTAACAAACGATTGGACTGCTAAAATAATGGGATCAGTATGTACAGATGGTGGAGACGCTATCAAACCTCCTACAGGTCACGTATTTATTGGATTTACTGTGTTAGCCGCGGCAACATTTGATGCTGAGGGTGGTTTGGTTGCGGAAAATGCAACTGTATACGCAAACACAGAAGATGCTGCTGGTGATTTAGCTGCTGGTTCAGAAACAACAATTGAAGGATCTGGTGGTGTTGAAATAGATGCTAGTAATAGTTTTCCAGCTGGTGTAACTATTTATGGTAGGTATACCGAAATAGATGTAGCTGGTGGAACAATTATAGCATACTGGGGAAAATAAGAAATTGTACGAAAGTACATTATGTTTAATTAATTATATAATATTATATTATGGCTAAAAAAGAACAAAAAGTCGAAGAGGTAGTTGAACCTAAAGTTGAAACTAAAGAAGAAACTAAACCTCAAGAAACACCTGTTGACGAGAAACCAATGGGTGATAAAATTAAGGTTAAGAAACCTAAAATGAAAAAGATGAATATTGGTGATGAACCAATAAAAGTAGATTTAACTAAAGAAGTAGAAGAAAAGGTAGAGGAAAAAGTAGAGGAAAAAGTAGAGGAAAAGCCTGTTGAACAGGTTAAAGAAGAAGAAAAACCTACTGAAAAAGTTAAAGAAAAAGAAACAGAAACTCCTGTTTTAGAAGAAGTAACTGATGAAAAAGTTAATGAAGAGGTAAAAGATGTTAAAGAAGAAGTTACTGAAGCTGTTGAAGAAGCTAAAGAAACTGGAGAACCTTTACCAGAAAATATTCAAAAAGTTGTAGACTTTATGAATGATACTGGTGGAAGTCTTGATGATTACGTTAAATTAAATCAGGATTATAGTAAACTTAATGAAGAACAATTATTAAGAGAATACTATCAACAAACTAAACCTCATTTAAATAATGAAGAGATAAGTTTCTTGATGGAAGATCAGTTTTCATATGATAAAGATGCTGATGAAGAAAACGTAATTAAGAGAAAGAAATTAGCGTTTAAAGAGCAGGTTGCCGACGCTAGAACCCACTTAGACGGGTTAAAGTCTAAATACTATGAAGAAATCAAAGCTGGATCAAAGCTTACGCAAGATCAACAAAAAGCTGTAGATTTTTTTAATAGATATGAAAAGGAGAATGAAGCAACGCAAAAGCAAGTAGAAAAACAAAAATCAGTCTTTTTAGAAAAAACAGATAGTGTTTTTAACGACAAATTCAAAGGTTTTGAATATAATGTTGGTGAAAAAAGATATAGATTTAATGTTAAAGATGCAAATGAAGTTAAAACAACACAAAGTGACATTAATAATTTTGTTGGAAAATTTCTTGATAAAAGAAATAATACAATGAATGATGCCACTGGTTATCATAAATCTTTATTTACAGCTATGAACGCTGATGCAGTCGCAAATCACTTTTATGAACAAGGTAAAGCCGATGGGATTAAAGAAAATATTTCTAAATCTAAAAACATCGACATGAATCCTAGATCAGCTCATGAAAAAGTTGAGGCAGGAGGACTTAAAATGAGAGTGGTTACTGGTGATAATGCTAATAAACTCCGATTTAAACTTAAACAATAACTTTAAACAATTTAAAATTTATAACAAATGGCAGCAATAACTCCAACCGCGGGTGGTAGTTTAAACTTAACTCCCTCTCCGCAAAAGCAGACTTTGTCTGGAAACTATTTGGATTTCGCTGGTACTACTGACACAACTTGGGCTCAACAATATTTACCTGAGCTTATAGAAGAAGAAGCAGAGATTTTTGGAAACAGAAGCATCTCAGGTTTTCTTTCTCAAGTTGGTGCAGAAGAATCAATGGCATCGGATCAAGTAGTTTGGTCAGAACAAGGTAGATTACACCTGTCTTATAAAGGTTGTAGCGTTAGTACAAACACTTTTACCATCGGAACTTCTGTTGGTACAGCTGATACTACTAACACTCACGGTATAAGAGTAGGACAAATGGTTGTTGTAAGTGACGGTGCGGCATCTCCTGTGATATTCAAAGGATATGTTTCAGCTGTTCCTAACACAACTACATTAACAATTCTTCCGTATAAAGTTGCAGCTGTTGCAAACGTTTCGGGATTCAATACTTCAAGTACATCTATTAGAATATTTGTATTTGGTTCTGAGTTCAAGAAAGGTGACAACGGAATGAGCAACGCGGTAAATCCGGAATTCAAATCATACACTAACAAACCAATTATCATTAAAGATAAGTATGAGGTTAGTGGTTCTGATACAGCATCTATTGGCTGGGTCGAAGTTTCAGGTGAAGAAGGTCAAAATGGTTACCTATGGTATTTAAAAGCTGAAGGTGATACAAGATCTAGATACGCTGATTACTTAGAAATGGCATGTATAGAAGGTGTTTCTGGTGTACCTGGAAGCTCTACAGTAGATACAGAGCTAGGTAACGCTGGTAAAGATTTCGGTACTGAAGGTTTATTCGAAGCAATCGAAAATAGAGGACACGTTACTTCTGGTATAGCTGGAACTAGCGCTTCTGATGATTTAGGTTCTTTCGATGAAATCCTTAAAAAGTTTGATGAGCAAGGAGCAATTGAAGAAAACATGTTATATGCTAATAGATCTGTATCTTTAGCTATTGACGATATGTTAGCTTCACAAAATTCTTATGGCTCAGGTGGTACTTCTTGGGGAGTTTTTAATAACTCAGAAGAAATGGCACTTAACTTAGGATTTGCTGGATTTAGAAGAGGTTCTTATGACTTCTATAAATCTGATTGGAAATACTTAAATGACGCTACTTTAAGAGGTCAAGCAGCATTTGATGACGTTAGAGGGGTAATTATCCCAGCTGGTGTTTCAACTGTTTATGACCAAGGTATGGGTAGAAACATTAAGAGACCTTTCTTACACGTAAGATATAGAGCGTCTCAAGCTGATAATAGAAGACTAAAAACTTGGATCACAGGTTCAGTTGGTGGAAACATCACTTCTGATCTTGATGCAATGGAGGTCCATTACTTATCAGAAAGATGTTTAGTTGTTCAAGGAGCTAATAACTTCATGATTCTTAACTAATACATTATTTTTAAAGAGTTAGGTGCTTCGGCACCTAGCCCTTTATTTTTTTTAACTTATTTAATTATATTATATTATGGCAAAGAAAAAGAAAGAAGAAGTTTCTTTAGAAGAAACTCCTTTAGCAGTACAAGCAGAGACTGCTGTTAAAAAAGAAGAACCTAAAAAGGATTCTTGGGAGATAAAAGATCGTATGTATTATTTACGTGATGGTATGTCTCCATTAACATATACAATTAGATCACGAGGTATTTATTGGTATGATGCTGAAAAGGGATATGAGAGAGAAATTAAATATACTCTTAATCAAAGAACGCCGTTTGTAGATGAATTCAAAGGTGAAGCGAGATTAGGTCATATTGTATTTGAACAAGGAATGTTATTCGTTCCAAAAGAAAAACAAACATTACAACGTTTGTTAACAATACATCCAGATAAAAATAAATTGTTTTTCGAAAGAGATGAAATTCGAGAAGCAGAAGAAGATTTGGATATATTAGAAATGAGATTCCAAGCTTTAAGTTCTGCTAGAAATCTAGAGATTGATGAAGCAGAAGCAATACTTAGGGTTGAACAAGGAAGCTCAGTTGCTAAAATGACATCTAAAGAAATAAAAAGGGATATTTTAGTTTTTGCTACAAATAAACCTTCATTATTTTTAGAGTTAGCAAGTGATGATAATGTAAAGCTTAGAAACTTTGGTATCAAAGCGGTAGAAGCTAGAATTTTGATACTTTCAGATGACCAAAGAACATTTACATGGAAAGACACAGGTAGGAAGGTTATGACCGTTCCTTTTGATGAACATCCATATTCTGCATTAGCAGCGTTCTTTAAAACAGATGAAGGTTTAGAAATTTATAAAACAATAGAAAAACAAGTATAATCATCTTTATAGAGTAGTCATCTCTATGAGGTGACTACACTATATAAAAAAGAAATTATGGCAGTAAATGTAGATACAGTTTATCAAAGAGTATTAAGTATTCTTAACAAAGAACAAAGAGGTTATCTAACGCCTCAAGAATTCAACTTATTGGCTAATCAAGCTCAATTAGATATATTTGAGCAATATTTTTATGATCTAAATCAGTTTATGAGAATACCAGGGAATGATACAACATATGCTGATCAAGTAGATATAACACAAGAAAAAATTGACGTATTTGAAAAATTTAGACAAGACGTAAGTATGACAAGTGGTGGTGTAGGTGCATTACCAACACATTATAGAATGGGAGAGTTATCATACAATAATGGAGGAACTTATGTTGAAGTAGAAAAAGTATCACAAAATAATTTAAATCATTATATTAATTCACCTTTACTTGAACCAAGAGTAGCTAGACCAATTTATGTGCAAACTAGTGCTACTGCAATACAAGTTTACCCAACAACAATTACATCTGGTGTAACATGTAATTTAATATCTGCGCCCGCATCGATAGAATGGGCATATACAAACGTAAATAATCATCCATTATATAACGCGAACAATAGTACTAATTTTGAACTTCATCCTTCAGAAGAGAAAAATTTAGTTATAAAAATATTAGCATTAGCTGGTGTATTAGTTAAAGATCCAAACGTATATCAAGTTGCTGCAACAGAAGAAAACAAAGATGTTCAACAAGAAAAATCATAAATAAATGGGATTATTAGGAACAACAACACAAGAATCATATTATCAGCAAAGTCAGAGTAAATGGAGTACCGCTCCAAATGGAACAGCAACTGCTTTTACTTTAACAACTAGTTACTTTCCCACATTAACCGATTTAGTAAAAACCGAAATTAGAGTATTTGTCAATGATGTTGAAATTGATACAGCTAATTATAGCTTTTCTCAACCAACTTTAACATTTACAGGTAGATCAGGAAATGAAAGTGTATTAGCGGATGGTACTGGTGGTACTACAACCAACGCTCCAATCAATGGAGCTACTTTAGTAGTTAGAGAAAGATCAAGCGCTGAAAGACATGGAAAATATCAATATGTTAGTATGGATAATATTATTAATAATTTTTTGTTTTCATATGTTGGTCAAGATAAAATAATTCCAAGAGCTAATAGAAGTGATGTAGCTTTTCATGCTCAACGTGGTTTAGCAGAATTAAGTTATGATACATTAAGAGTAGAAAAATCTCAAGAAATTGAAGTACCTGATTCATTAACTATGATTTTACCACATGATTATGTGAATTACGTAAAATTATCATGGTTAGAAACAACTACTGGTATTGAGCGTATTTTATATCCAGTAAGAGTTACAGGTAATCCAAAAGCATTATTACAAGATTCTGATTATAATTATTTATTTGATGATACAAGTGGTGAACTACTTGAGGGTGATCCTTCTGAGACTTGGAAGGGATTTAAATCTGAAACTACATCAGAAGCTACAGATGCTAAAGATACCTTAAAAGATTTAGAAGCACATAATGTTGGTGGTAGATATGGTATTGACCCGCAATACGCACAAGCTAATGGAACTTTCTTTATTGATAATGTTAGAGGTAAAATACATTTTAGTTCCAATTTAAGTAATAAAATAATAGTATTAAGATATGTAAGTGATACATTAGGTACAGATGGAGAAATGCAAATACACAAATTTGCAGAAGAAGCATTATATAAATGGATTATATATGGTTTAGTATCTACAAGATCTAATATTCCAGAGTATATTGTTAATAGATATAGAAAAGAAAGATTTGCAGCAACAAGAAAAGCTAAATTAAGATTATCAAATCTTAAAGCTGAAGAGCTTGCGCAGGTTATGCGTGGTAAATCTAAGTGGATTAAATAAAGTTTAAAAATATGCCAGAAATAAAAAATAACTTTACATCAGGTCGAATGAATAAAGATCTTGATGAAAGATTACTTCCTAAAGGTGAATATAGAGATGCATTAAACATTGATATAGCCACGTCTGAAACAGGTAATGTAGGTACTGCTCAAAACGTTTTGGGTACAGAAAGAATATCTACATTAGGTATTACTGGCCAAAAATGTATTGGTTCAATAGCTGATACAAAAAATGATAAAATTTATTGGTTTATTGCGGGTACAGCGGTTGATGCTATTGTAGAGTATAGTACTATTACAAAACAAATTAAACCAGTTTTAGTTGATGTAAAATCTACATCAGGTGGTATTTTAAATTTTCAAACAGAAGCGTTAAATAGAAAAAATGACAACCTAATTACTGGGGTTAATTTAATAGTTGATGAAGATAAAGATAATGCTGCTACAACATTTTTATTGTGGACAGATAATAAAAACGAACCTAAAAAAATAAATATAGAACGTTGTAAATCAGGTTGTGCTACCGGTGCTAGTTCGTATTCTACAATGACAAAATTATTTATTAGTGGTGTAGATAAAGGTAACATACTAGAAGAACATATTACTACAATAAAAAAATCACCACTCAACGCCCCAGACATAGCGTTGTATAAAACATCAGACGCTAGTAGAGATCAAACAAGATCCACAACAGCAACATATGTATCACAAGCAGGTGAATTAACAGAAACCAGAACAATTTCTAGTTCAGAAAGTGTAATCGAACCTAGACCAAAAGGTTATCAAATACGTAAAGCTGCTGGTATTACATTTACTGCAAATTCAAAACCTATATTTAAAGAAGGAGATAAAGTTCAATTAACAGCATCAACCACAGATACTGGTTTACAAGAAACATACTCAGCAACATTACAAATAGTTTCTACGACAAATACTGGTAGTGGAGATACACTTGGTGAAACCGCTACCTCAAAAAACTATTGGTGTGATGTTATTTCGATTTCAAGTAATTTAACCTTAGAATCATTAACGTGGAAAGTTGAGTTAATACAAGGAGATCCCATATATGAATTAAAATTTCCAAGATTTGGATATAGATGGAAATATGCAGATGGTGAATATTCTTGTTTTTCACCATTTTCTAAAGTTGCATTTTTACCAAATCAAGACAATGGATTTGAGTATAACCCAGTAGAAGCTCATAACTTATCTATGGTAAATACAGCAAGAACCGTTACTGTTGGTGGAGGAACAACAATACCATTTGATGTTAGACCAAAAGATGTTGTTGAGGTAGATGTATTATATAAAGAATCAAATCACACGAGTGTATATACTGTTACCACTTTAAAGACAAAAGAAGATATGGATTCTGTTGAAAGTGGTGGTGATGGATATTCAATAACATCAGAACAAGTACACGCATTGGTTCCTAGTAATCAATTATTAAGGCCTTGGGATAATGTACCAAGAATGGCTAAAGCGCAAGAGATTACAAAAAATAGAGTTATTTATGGTAATTATTTACAAAACTATAATATACCAGAAGAACCGTCTTTTGTAATAAATGTTGGTAAAACTGAAATAGAAGATAGTACAGCAACACAATCATTAAAGTCAATTAGAAATTATCAAGTTGGTATTGTGTTTTTAGATAAATTTGCTAGACAAACCCCTGTGCTGTCAAATGATTCTGGTGCTATTAAGTTAGATCAAAGTTATGCTGAAACAGCAAATAAACTAAATGTAAAAGTAAAAAACAACAGACAAGGAGATTTAGTAAAACCAGAGTGGGCAACACATTATAGGTATTTTATTAAAGAACCATCTCTTGAATATTATAATCTAGCTATGGATAGGTTTTATACACAAGAAGGTGATCATATTTGGTTATCATTTCCGTCAGCAGAAAGAAACAAAATTGATGAAGAAACATATTTAATATTAAAAAAGAAACATGACGTTGATGAAGCGCCTGAAATAACAAAAGGTAAAACTTTAAAATATAAAATACTTGATATTAAAAATGAAGCACCTAAATCAATACGTAAAAGAAAAAATTTAGTTACTACGTTAACAACTCAGTTTGGTAAAACAGAAGCTGATACAGGTAATGGATTTCCAGAAGAACTTGGTTTATATATTAATATACCTTATGCTACAATTAAAGATACGCCTGTAGAAAGTTTTTTGGATGAAAATCCTAATGAATTATATATAAGAATAGCTAAAACTGGCGGGGAAACAGAAAGGTATCAATTAACTGGTATTGAACCTATTGGTACACCAACACAAGGTACAGTTGTTGGTGCAGGTAGTACACCTAACGGTTATTGGAAATTCAATTTAAAAGTTCCATTAGGAAGTGATGTAAACATGTTAAAAACTAGCGCTGGCGTTGAAGTTGCTGGATTATCTGCTAAATTTTATAAAGAAGAAACTGAAGATTTAGAAGAATTTGATGGAAGATTTTTTGTTAAAATTAAAAGAGATAATGATTTAGATAAGAGTTTATTATCTTTTGTTCAAAATCCAACTTATGGTGTTGAACACACGTGTAGATTATTTTATATTAATTACTTAAAATCAGATGTGGGTGAAGATGATCCGAAACGAGTTGATTATCAATATAGTTTTAGACCAGCAAAACAAGAGGTGTACGCGGGTATTGGCGCTGGTAATGCTACACTATGTATTGATCATGCTGCGTTTTATAAAAATGAAAATTCTTTAGGTGAGTGGAAAGGGACAGAATTAAAATGGGAAGGTGGTAACAAATCTCAACCAAATCCAACTACAGATAAATCAGTTTGGTTTGGTAATGGAAATGTTGATAAAAACGGTATTGATGGAAAGAGAATGATTCGATTGAGATGGTTAGGTGGAAACGATGGAAGTCTTCCTAATACAACAATAGGAAGAAGTGCTTTTAAAAGTGATGGCGAGTATAATACATATTTAAAGTTATTACAAACTGGAACAAAATTTAGATTTGAAAGTGATCCAAGTGGTAGTATTCATGAAATTGTTTCTCAAAATGGTGTAGATGGTTATCCTAGAGTAGGTTATAATTACTTAAAAGACAATGGTAATCTTTCTGATAAGATTAAAAAGTATGATTCAAACCATGCTTTACAAATGATATTAACACTAAAAACAACTATAGATGGTGTTGAACAAAACAATATTGGTTGGGCGCCTATATCACCAAACGCGCCAAGGATAGATCAATATGGTACACATAATTATAGGAATACCATGGGATGGAAAATTGATAATAGTGGAGGTGCTTCTGAAACAATTGAAATAGTAAAAGAAATTTTTAATGAATTAACTTATTCTAGTAAAAGCCCTGCGATATGGGAAACTGAACCAAAAGAATCTCCAGATTTAGAGATTTATTATGAAGCTGGTAAAACATATCCTATAGCAGATTTAGGTGATGCCAATGGTGATGATATAGAATATATGAATTGCTGGTCATTTGGTAATGGGGCTGAATCAAATAGAATACGTGATGATTATAACGCTATATTTGTTGATAAAGGTCCTAAGGTTTCATCTACACTCGCGGAACAATATGCAGAAGAAAGAAGAGCTAGTGGAATGATTTACTCTGGGATATATAATTCTTCTTCTGGAGTAAATAGATTAAATCAATTTATACAAGCAGAAAAAATAACTAAAGATGTTAATCCAGAATATGGTAGTATACAAAAATTATACACAAGAGATTCTGATGTTTTAGTATTATGTGAAGATAAATGTTTAAGAGTTTACGCTAATAAAGACGCCTTGTATAATGCTGATGGCAGCACAAACTTATTATCAAGTAATAGGGTTTTAGGAACTAGTGATCCTTTTGTTGGAGATTACGGTATATCTGAAAATCCTGAATCATTTGCTAGTCATGGTTTTAGAGCATATTTTACTGATAAACGCCGAGGAGCTGTTTTAAGGTTATCTAGGGATGGTTTAACTAATATTGCATATAAAGGCATGCGAGATTGGTTTTCTGACAATCTAAGACAACCTAAGACAATTCTGGGAAGTTATGATGATAAGAAAGATAATTACAACTTAACACTAATAGGTTCATCAAATAATACTATTAGTTATACTGAACTAGTAGGTGGTTGGACAAGTTTTAAATCTTTTATACCACAAAGTGCATTAACATTAAATAATACATATTATAGTTTTTACAATGGTGATCTTTGGGAACATAATAAAAATAGTCTTAGAAATAAATTTTATGGGACAAGTTATGATTCTACAATTAAATTGATATTTAATGATACCCCATCAACAATTAAGAATTTTAAAACATTAAATTATGAAGGTACTACATCAAGATTATACAAGACTACTCAAAGGGGCTATGCAGCTGGAACAGATACGACACTTGAAAAAGAAGGGTGGTATTGTAACTCTTTCACAACTAGTGAACAAGATGGTGATGTACCTTATTTCATAAATAAAGAAGGTAAGTGGTTTGCTAATTTACATGGATCAGGAATTACAACTACAGATTTAGAAACGAAACAAGCAGCTAAAGAATTTAAAGTACAAGGTATAGGAGAATTAAGTTCATCATCTGGTCCATCAAGAGCTGGGTATCATGTTAAGATAAGTGTAGAAATGGATTCATCTGATGATACTTCTGATAATCTTTTTGCAATACCTACATCATTTACAATTGATGGTACAACGTATGATAATACTGTAAGTGATGGTTATCATGTAGCTGGTGGTGCAACTGTAAGTAAGAATGTAATTTTTACATTTGAACCAAATGATGCAAATACCGCTGGTGCTTCTGTTATGAAAGCTGCAGATTTTGCTTTTGTTAGTGAAAGTAGTTCTACGGTAACAAACGCCGTAACAGATGCTAGTGTTGCTTTTGCAAATACAACTAGCGCATACGCTGATGACAATAAAGTTACTATGACAGTACCAATATCGTTTACAATGCCAACTAACGATCAAACAATTGTTGTAAAGATAACAGGTAAAGCAAAACACATATATACTGTTTCTGGTAGATGGTACTCTATTGCTAGAAATACCTCAGTACCTACAGCCTCTAATTTACTTGGTGCTGCATATTCTGCTTCAGGTCTTGAAGGTGAAACAGTAACAATTGATTTAGATACTAGCGATGCAGGTGTTACAACAACAACATTCACAGCTGCTACAGATCACATATTTAAAGAAGGTTCACATCCTAGTGTTGATTTAAAAAATACATTGTATTTTGGTAGTAATTATAGAGTAACAGAAACACCCGCTTTAGGATCAACTGGCGATATATCTACTAAATCATTTGCAATAACATACAAAATACCTAATAGAAGTGTTGAAAACGATAGAATAGATTTTATTGCTGAAGCTGAAAATAATGAAGTAGCAGCAGGTACAAACATAACAAGTTGGAGTATTGACGTTGAATCATATGAGGAATTTGAAACAACAATAGCAACTGGTGCAACCAGTGCTACACAAACACTTGCTAGTACTGCTAATCTCAATGCGGGTATGGCTGTAACTGGAAATGGTATTCCACTAAATTCACTAGTTGTTATTAATAGCATTACAAGTAGTACAGTAGTAGTTTTATCTGAATCAATAACCACTACAGCTGGTGACACGTATACATTTGCAAAACCAAATATAATATCTAAACAAGGTGAGGATGATGTGTCGTTAAAAGTGTATGGAGAAGCTGGTGCTAAATTTAAAATATATCTTACAAAAGATTCTGATAGCACTAGTTTATTAACGGATAGTGATGGATTAACAGTAAGTAGCATAGAAGGTGAAATACCTGCTGCTGGAAGTACAAACGCATATTATGAAGAGTTACTTGATTTTCCTAAGATTGTAGATAAAGACGTGAGTGACGAATCAACATTAAAACAAACATATACATTAAAACTAGAAGAAATAACTGGAACTAGTGTTTTTATTTCTCCATTAAGTTCTCCAGAGCAAATGAGATTTATACAATACCAAGATGCTATAGTAGACGTGGAAGTTACTGAGGGATTATCAAGTGCCGCTGCAGTAACTACACTTAGCCCTACAAGTGGAAATTATGAGAAAAGATCACTACTAGAACCTAATGTCCCAGATGAGGTAACAATAAGTTCTGTTTTAACTTCAAGTTCATCTGGTAAAGATTTTAAATTCTTAGATGCTTTAGATACTGATGGAGATGGTATTAGTGAAGCTATACCTCTTAGTATTGTTGGTGGTGATGTAAGGGAGCTTGTTGGTGAAAAAATTACAACGACAGATGGTGGTATTGTTTCTTTTAATAACTTGCAAGTTGCTCTTAATAATACACCTGCTCTTGCAACAGCAACATTAACAGGCTCAATGAATATTCATAAATACGGCACAAAAGATGATTATCTTAGTATCGCGTGGGAATCACTTGTTGGTTTTGAATTAGCAGTTGGGGATGCAGTAGCAACATCTGCTGTTAATGATGGTGTTTATGAAATACCAATAACACTACCAACAGGTGCTGGAACTTTTGAAGTTTCTGTTAATGCCGCAGCAAGACCAGATAGATTTCAAATATTATTTGATTCTACAAATAAAACATCAAATAATATAAGTGACATGACTGTTGTAGCTGATTCGTTCTATATTGGTGATCATTTAAGAACAGCGGGTACATCTGATGGTCAAAGAGGACACTTTAGAACCCAAACTATTGGAGATCATACTATGAATAAATTTATGTATGTTGGGGAAGGTGGTAATGCTACTAAAGAGTCAGATGGTTCAGCAATGCCAGAATGGGATACAAACGGGACAACATTAATAACAATTTCAGATTCTGTTATTGCAGGTCCAGCTAGTAATTCACCTGACACAACTAATGCAGCTTGGAGAGATGCTTGTGATCCTGATGGAGATGGTGAAGGTATTAACCACGATGGTCAAAGTGGTTTAACAAGTTATTACTACGCTAACGCCGCTGCGTTTACATCAAATACAAAAACACATCACGATGCTGCTGATTCTTCCGCATACTTATTTGAAGATGATGGTAACGCCACATTAGAATACAGCAAACCATCTTCAACATCAACTAGGGCATACATAAGGGTTACTGCAAAAAGTGCTGCTGGATCTACTGGTTGGGATATATATGGAACTAGATTTACAGCTACATAAAATTAAGATATTATGGCAAAGATAACATTAACATTAAATTTCGCATATCCAATAAATGTATCACTACAACCTAAACCTACTAATGTCACTAGTGATAGTGCACATGTAGACGCGGGTGCTTGGGATATTATATACTTTAAAAATTCATCTGGCACTATTATAAGATTAGGTGATTGTTTAACAATAAGTAGTGATAGAAAAAGTATTACGGTATATGCGGATGATACAACTGAACAACCAGCAAATGGTAATTTTATCTTTTTCGGTAAAAATGAAGGTGTTGGTATGGCAGGTGTAACAGGTTATTACTTTGAAGTAGAAATGAAAAATGAAACAACAGATGAAGCAGAATTATTTGCTGTAAGCTCTGAATTATTTGAAAGTAGTAAATAAATAAAAAAAAGTGTAATTATAATATGTATAAAACTAAAAATTAAAAATTATGGGCAACGGAACAGGAACATTTAATCCGCAATTTAACTATTCGCCAATACAAACACCTCAAATAACAGGTGCTCAAAACTTAAAGGTTCCCACTTTTGCTGGTGGTTCTGCTAGTGGTGGTGGAATGGATGCAGCAGCAGGATTAACAGCTGGTGGTATTGGTGATATTGCCGCTGGTGTGAGTGGTATCGCAATGGGTATTATAGGTGGTGGACAAAGAAGAAGAGAACAAAGATCAGCAAATATTGAACATGCTAGAATGAAACAAAAGTATTCTCAACTTGATACTAGTAATCCATATGCTCAACTAGAAAATCCTTATGAAGATCTTACGATTAATAAACAAATGGCTGAATTTCAAGCACAACAAGAGCAACAATCTATGGCTAATACTATGCAAGCAATGCAAGGCGCGGCTGGAGGATCTGGTATTGCATCACTAGCACAAGCCATGGCAAATCAACAATCAAGAAATTTACAAAGAGCTTCAGCTGATATAGGTCAACAAGAAAGACAAAATATGATGACACAAGCACAGTTTACAGCAAGAAGAGATGAGCAGGGTGTTATGGCAGAAAGACAAATGAAAAGAGAACAAGCTGAAACTATGTATGGAATGGCACAGCAAAGAAAAGCAGCGGCAGATGAAGCAAGAAAAGCTGCAACTGAAGGTTTAATTGGTGGTATAGCGCAAACAGCTGGTGGTATTGCACAAGTAGCAGCATCAGATAGGAATTTAAAAACTGATATTAAATTTTTAAGATACTCACCAAGTGGATTAAAAATATACAGTTTTAAATATAAAGATATAAAATTTGGTAAAGGATTATTTGAAGGTGTAATGTCTGATGAAATTCCTTCTTATGCAGTAACAAAACACAAAGATGGTTATGATACTGTAGATTATACCAAAATTGACGTTAATTTTAAAGCAATATAATTATGGCAAACAGTATATTAGTAAGAGGTGCTCGTGATGTTGGTAGAGCAAAAATAACAGATCCATATAAATTTTCCGCGTGGATTAGAAGTATGTTCTATGGTTTAGATAAATTAGGAGATAGAGCATATAATATAAAAATGTCGCAAATTGCAGCAGCCTCAAAACTACGTAGTGATCAAATGAAACAAATAGAAAATACTAACAAACTCAATAGGGAGGATATGAAAAGGTATCATGAAAAATATAATGACGTTGGTATTTTACCTGCACACTTAAGCGATGTTGGTGATCAAATTGGTAGTATGTATCAAAATTTTGTTCAAGCAACAGGTACAAAATCAACAAGTAACCCTTTATCACCAGATTTTTCTATAGCAACTAATATACAAGATGGCGTTCTTAAAACATTTACAGAGTGGAAAGGTTTGTTTAATGACTACCAAGGTTTAGCTGATCAATTAAGAGAAGCAATGAATCCAGATAATGATGATTTATCAAGAGCTCACGATTGGGATAGAGCTTTGTTTTATAATATGATTTTACCAGATAATCATAGAATTCGATTTGTACAAAATGATGCTGGTAAAGAAGATATTGCTTTTATTTTTGATAACCCATATGATGAAGAAATAGCAAGTGTTTCAAAATACCGTGTTACAGATCCAGATACTAATGAAGAAGTTTATGGTATACTTTTAAGTGATTTTATTGCTGACCACGGTGGATTTTTCTTAAAGAATAAAGGTAGAGATGCTGATATAGAAGCCGATTGGAAGAAAATGGAAGGTGATGTTATTTCAGGTAAATCTAATTACATGTATTTTACAGATAAGCAAGGTATAAAACAAAAATTTACTAGAGATGAATTTATTTCAATGTATCCTTGGAGAAATACCTTTACTAAAGAAAAAACCATTACAACTGCTGATGGTACAACAATGACAGTTAATAGAAACGTAAGAACAAACCTACAAGCAATGGCGTTTGATTATGATCCTGATGGATCAGCATATGGTCAAACAACATTTGCAGAATCAGCTGAGGCAATGTTAATACAAAATTATTATATAGAGTGGTTAGCAGAGCGAGATGATTTATCTAAAGATCAAGTACTAGCTATGATGAATAGTGGAGATCAAAATTTTATGGGTAAACCATTTTGGATATTAGATGATGATTTTGCTTTTGGTGATATTGATATTCCTAATCTTTACGGAGAAAACTTTTCTGGAAATAATTTATTAGAACATGCGATGCACATTCATTACGGTGGTGGTGCATATGATGCGTTAGAAGGAGCAGCTAATAATTTTATAAATAGTGAAGCTAAAAAAGAAAGAGATAGAATCGCAAAAGGACTAAAGAATACCGGTCGTGGTGGAACTGGAGGAAAAGGAAAAGATGAAGTAATATTCGTACCAACAGAAAGTCTTGATATTATGGGTGCGGCATTTAGTAACTTTGATGATTATTCTATGGGATATAATCAAGATGCTGATCATGCAAATAGAACAACTCAATTAAAAGAATTAGAAAGAGACGTAACATATCAAGGATCAAAAAGACCTATGTACATTTTTCCAAAAACAAAAGATGGTCAAGCGGTTCATTATGAGTATGATATTTGGATTGGTATGTATGATAGATCATCAGGTGAGTATGTTCCTAGAAAATTAGGATCATCATATTCATTTGATGTTAGAAAACCTAGTACAACTAAAAAATTATGGGGATTATTATTTGATGGTAAGAAAAATATTGATACATTCCCAGATGAGGTAAAAGAATTTATTAATCAACCTGATTATAAATACAAGGTATTGAGAAGTGATGATGTCGGAAAATTAATTAAATAAAAACATGTCTACAAGATTATCAACATTACCGGATTATGAAACTATATATAATCCGCAAGACGTAATTCCAAATAATGCTAACCAATATCGTAATATAAAGGTAGCTGATCCTAATGCTAGAAAGAAGTGGAAGATTTTCAAAGACGGAGGCTTTAGCTACATGACTGAAGACAAGATTGATGAAATAACTTTTGAAGCAGCAGGTCCTAAATATAAAAACCGTGAAGATCGTGTAGAAAATTATATTAAAACTTATAATGGTGAAGAGGTAATTGTATATGAGATTACAGACCCAGAAACAGGTGATAAAAGAGATGTTGAGGTTGGAGAGTTAATAGATTTAGAAGAGCACGAAGATAACTTTAATATGATGGCAAAATTATTAGAAGATTATGATAATGCTCACGATGATATTCCATTAACCAAAAAACAAAGGGAACATAATAAATTAATAGGATTACCAACAGAACATCGCTATGGTGATGATGCGCGTGAAGGAAAAAAACACTTTAAAAAAAGAGGGATGTATTCAAGTGAGGAGATTCTAGCTATGAAAACTGGCTTTTATTATCACATAAAAGAACGTGAAGGTTCTAAAATATCACAAGAAGCAATATTTAATTCTATTACAAGCTTAGATGGTTTTAAAGTAGCATCAAATGATATAATGAAAGAGCATTATAAACGTCTAAAAAAAGTCAACTGGGATTCAGAAGAAGCTAAAGAACTAGATGCTTTGTTTACAAATAGAATGAATGAATTATTTGAGTTTTATCTTGCAAACTCAGGACAAGATCTTTTGTGGAAAAATCAAGCATTAGTTGAAGATATTGATGAATTTTTCTCAGATATGATAGTTGAAACTACAACAAGAGAAAATAGAGCAGCGGAATCATTACTTGGGATGCCACTACATAACTCTGATTTCTTAACCGGTATATGGGAATTTACCAAAATGTACCAAATGGGACATAATGGTATGAAGCTAATGTTAACTGGTAATGAAATTAAACTTAAAAAAGAAGCGATACAAAACATATGGTCTAAAATGTTCACTGGTGAAGAATTAACAAGACTTGATATATTAGGAGAAGATTTCCTTTTTAAAAATCGCTCTCTTGATATAGATGAAAATCTAAAAGAAAGATTCCAGGAAATACTAGATTTAGAATTAGAAATGCTTGAAATAATGCTTGACAATGAGGGCGTTCAACAACAACTTGAAAAAATAGGAGAGACAAACGTATTTAATGAGGAGGGTGAGTTTGATATTACTTGGGATAAAGCTCAAACTATAATAGGTAAACAAGGTGGCCAAATGTTAGGATTGATATTTACATTAGGTTATTCATCAATGGCACAACATACGTCTGAAATTTATATGAATACACTGAAAGAACAAGCTGTAGCAGATAAATATCATAGTGGAAATGTAAACAAAATAACTAACAAATCAAGAAAAGCTTTCTTTAACCTTGAGATTAAAGAACAAAATGAATACATGTTAAATGTTATAGAATCTGGTAGAGGCGCTGAGGGTAAGGCATTATTTTCTGGAGGTATTGCGACTGCTTTAGATGCTCTTATAACTAGAAAAATAACAAAATCAGCAATGAAAAGTCTTAATAATCTTTTTCAAATTGCAACAAAAGATAGTATTACGAATAATCTTAAGCGAGTTATTGCAGCTGGTGGTGAAGTTGGACAGTTAATAGGTTGGGAAGTTGGTACTGAGTGGGCTCAGGATTTAACTTTAAAATTTGGACAACAAAGTTCTTTAGGTAAAACAATGTGGCCACAATATAGTTGGTTTAATAATAAGTCGTGGATAGCTACAGCCGCTGAAGTAATAATAGCAACTCCTTTTCTTTGGGGAGCTGGTAGAGTAGGAAGTACAGTAGTAAATAATACTTGGAGACAAATAAGAAAACTTAGAAATAAAGAAGATATTGAACACGCTTTTAGTATCCAACGACAGCGAATGGATAAAGATTTAGAAAATGGTAAAATTTCTAATCAAGAATATCTACAACAACTAGATAATATCGAGGCAATGCGAATGATAGTTGAAGCAAGTCCAAAACTAAAACACTCTAAGTTTGCTAAAGTTCTTTTAGAAACTGGATCAAATGATCAAATTACTGAAATGCATGAAAGTGTTTTACAAATAGTTAAAGATACAAAATCAAGCGCAGATATTTTAGATGAATTTGAAAAACTTAAAGAAGCTTATCCCACTATTGATATAAAACAAAGTTATCTTAATATTGCTGATGTAGATATAATGAGTGATGAGTTTCAGAAAAACTTTAAAAAACTACCTGAATCAGTACAGTCTGAAATTTATGGATTAATAAAGAAAAAAGAAGCTTTAAAAAAGTCTACAGAAGAAGCACATAGTTCTTTTATAAAACTAATGATGAAAGCAGCATTTAACAAAACAGCACAAGAGCAGGTACAAGCTTTAAATGCTGAAAATTTAGATACGCCTAGTTATTTATTTAAAGACAAAAATGATTTTCAAAATCACGTAAAAAATGATGCAATTAGTAGATTAGTTGAGACTGGTATGACAAAAAGTGGTGCTACTAAAATCATTAATGAAAATATTAAAAACGGATATATTTATAGAAATCCAAAAAAAGGATCATATGAATCTAATATTAATGTAGCATATGAGGGTTTATTTCAGGTTGGTAATGTAGAAGCTACAACACCTAACGCTTTGTACGTAATTAAAGGTAATGCTTATGATCTTATTGATAAAGGAGATCTCTTTGCATTTAATGGTTTAAGTCATGGTGCGTTACATGTTAGTATGCGTAGAGCTAGTTTAGAAGAACTTAGAAAATTTAAAAAAGATTTAGAAAGTGGATTAAAAGAAGCTGCAAAAAACGATCCATTCATAGCTAAATTATTAACAATAGCACAGTTAAGTGAACAAAGATACTTTGGTAAGGGAGCACGAAGAAAATTAAATAGAAATTCAAGAAAAGGAATAGAAGAATATATAACCAACTTAGGTGATGTTGCAGCTCTTTTACAATTACAAGAAGGTAATTTTCAAACAATATCGTCATTTGACAAAATAGCTGATGGAGTAAAAAAATGGTTTGGGCTTTATAGACCTAGAACGAAATCAATAAATACAGTTGATGGTAGTAATTTTATTAATTTTCTTACAGCAGGATCACATATTAATAAACCATTACCAAAATTAGAGTTTTTAGATATGCCTTTGTTGGATAAAAAACAACTTGAAGAGTTATCTGAAGATGAAACTGCTTTCTCTGAAACATTTGAAAAGGAGTACGAAGCAAAAATAAATGAAGCGTATACACCTGATTTACAAAACTTAGAAAAAATTAATGAGTTATTTTCTGAGATAATACAAAAAGAAGCATATAGAACTAGAGCAAGTGGTATTCGTTGGGTTGATTTACCAGGTTTTGATATGCAAGAATTTGTTAAAGAAACACTGTATGGTGTAAATGAGGAGACTGGTAAAATGCGAGGTATTAGTCAATTTATATGGGGTGATAAAGCATTTGATCCAAATGTTAATGATAATTTCTTTTCATATATAAGACGTAATTTAACGAATAGAGCAATGGATGCTTTAAAAAGTGGTAAGGTAACAACACAAGTATATTTAGGTGAGTTAACACCAAAAGAACCACAACTACTTCCTGTTGAACCTGAAGGATTTGATTTTATAGAAAAGAAAACACCACCATTTAGAACTTTAATCACCGATGAAGATGCTGAGTTAATTAAAGATGAGGTAAAAAACAAAGCAAAATTAATACCAGACTTTAAAGGATTTTATACTAAAATGAAAAATCTTTATAGTTCTTACTTAAATCCAATTGTTGAAAACTTACAATACACAGAAGAACAATACAACACATATATTAATTCTAATAAATTTAAATCTAAAGTTAATCAAATTAACGAGAAAAGAAAAAAGAAATTAACTCAAAAACAAATTAATGGTTTAGCGAGAATTGATTTAAGAGAGAAATGGCTTAGAGATAAATTCTCAACAATATTTCCTAACTTACCACAAAAAGTATTAAACAAAAACTTTCAAGATCTTAAACAACCTAAGCTAGATGAGAACGGAAAACATATACGTATAGGTAATGATTGGCAGTTTGAAGCAAAAGATATTACCGCAGATGACTGGGTAAATTATTTTCTAGGAGAATATGAAGGAAAAGTTGCTGCGATAGTAGATGAATCAGGTTATAAAAAAACAAATACAACTGGTGATACAAGGTGGGATAAATTAATGAAAGAAATAGAAGTACAGTTAAGATTTGAGGGATTGGCTTCTTTATTAAATGATCCTGATGTTGTAAACAAAATTCAAACAACTCGTGATTTAGAAGAATATGAAGAGTTAAAAACTAGTGAGTTAATTGGTAGAATTGCAACATCAATAGATAAAGACACTGATGTTGTGTTTATGGAAAAATTTGGCGGCTTTAGTACAATACCAACAGATATTACTCCAGATGACGTTAATAAACAAGCTAAAGAATTAACTAGTTATCTTAATACAACTAAAGGTATTGAAAGTGCTAAGTTTCAAAAAAAATCACTAGAGTACCACCCGTTTGTAGTTAAAGCGGTTATATATGCTAACACTAAAGTCTCTGAGTTTGATGGTACTATCAACAGAAACTATGGTAAACTTGTAGAAAGAAACAAATACATTGACGCTCAACCTACAAAATCATTACGTACAAACATGAAGGCATTAAAAAATGTACAAAAAGCAAGTGTAAAAGTAATTGATAGATTGTTAGAAAGATATGGTTATGGTATAATTGATGTTTACGAAGGAACCACCGCTGAAACAAAAATAATTAAATTCTTAGAAACGTTCGGGTATATAAAAAGAGCATTGGACCCAGGCTCTAAAGAAAACCCTGGACCGTTTAGAAAAGATAGAGATAAATTAATAAATAAAATAAAAAAAGTAAAATATAAAGATGGTGTGGATCTTACTGGCATGAGATTAATGAACACTAGATTTAAATTATATAAAGATGTTCAAAAAATATTAAAATTAACAAGTAAAACTGAAAAATTAGCTAAGTTAAAAGAATTAGCACCTGAAATAGAAGAGGCAAATAGAGTTAATATTGAAGTTGCAAAGGCTCTTACGACAGATTTAATTAATTTACTTAAGGATCCAAATGGAATTACTAAAGTAGAGTTTTTAGATTTATTACAAGTTCAAAGTAATGCGGTTGGTGGTATAAAGGGATTATCTGCATTAGATTTTATAGAAATAAGAGAAGGTTCGCAAGCTGTAAACGAAGAAAATTCAAGATACGAAGATATAAAAAATAAATATATACCACAAGTAAATAAAGAAATAGATGATATACTTGCTGGACGTAATGAAAAAATTAAAGAGCTCACAATTGTAAAAAACAAGAAACGCGTTAAGGTTTCAAGAGAAGAATATTTTAATTATAGAATTAAAAAATTCATTAATGCTGATATAAAAAACTACGGTGAGCACATGGGCGCAAACTCTCTCACAATGGCTGGTATTGCCGAGGTTGCTTTTAGATCACTAGAAGATCCTAACATGGACATTCAAACGGAATTAGAAAAAATATTTTTAGTTCATACGCAATTATTAACAAGTGGTGAAATTGCTGATATATTAGATACTAATCCAGAAACTGGCTTTAAAACACTTAAGATAAACCCTGATAATATATATAGGGTGGTAAAATTACTATCAAAAGAACAACAAGAAAATATTTATGGTTATGATGGTAGGCCAATGAGTGAAGTTATAATTGATTTTCAAACAAGAATGTTAGCATTGGAACAAAAATCAAAAAGAAATAGAGCATTAAATGAAATTACTCGTGAAAAGAATTTCTATAAATCCGTACTAACAGGTAATGAAAGTGTTGAAGAGCAAATTGAAATATTTAAAGTAATAGATAAAGCAAGAAATATAGCAAATGATCCTAAGGCAAAAAGAAAAGGAATATCAATGTTTGATCTTGATTTTACATTATTAAATACTACAGAAAAAATTAAGGTTATAATGCCTGATGGCACTGAAACCAGAATAGATGGTGCTGATTTTGCGGAACAAGCAACTGATTTAATTGCAATGGGCGCTACATTTGATTTCACTGAATTTAATGATATTATCAACGCAGAAAAAGGACCATTCTTTGATATGGCTAAAGCAAGAGCTGGTAAAAAAGGATGGAATGATATATTTATTGTAACCGCAAGATCTCATGAAGCTAAAAATAATATATATAATTTCATGAGAGGTATGGGATTTGATATTAAATTAGATAATATTATCACACTACAAGATGGAACACCACAAGCAAAAGCACAGTGGTTACTTAGTAAAGCAGCTGAAGGATATAATGATTTTGGAGTATATGATGATCACAGTGGTGTAATTGACGCAGCAAATAATTTAATAAGCTGGTTAGATATCGATTCAGAAGTACAACAAGCTGGAACAAACTTTAGTGAACAAATGAACGAAGAGTTTAGACAAATATTATTTGAATCTAAAGGTGTAAATGTATTTGATAATATATCGGGTGCTCAAGCGGAAGCAAGGGGTGTAGTCGCTGATGAGTTTAGTCTTATGCCTCCATCAGCTGATGATTTCTTAGGATTATTATATCAATTTATGGGTAAAGGAAAGCAAGGAGATGCTCATAAAGAATGGTTAGTAAAAACATTAATAAGACCATATAGTAAGGCTATGAGAGATGTTGATACCGCTAAACAAACTTTAGTTGATAGCTATAGAACATTAAAAAATAAACATAAAGATGTAGTAAAGATATTAAAAAAAGATACTGGATATGGTGGTTTTACCTATGAATCAGCATTGAGAGTATTCTTGTGGGATAAAAATGGCATAGCAATTCCTGGTATATCTAAAAGAGATTTAAGAAATTTAAACGGTATTGTAACATCAGATCCAAACTTAGTTGACTTTGCAAACGAACTAGGTCAAATAACGAAATTAGATGCTGGTTATGTTCAACCAACTGAATGGTGGGTTACAGGTACTATAGGACAAGACTTTAGAAACATAGGTGATGAATATAGAAAAATGTTTTTAACAAATTGGATTAGAAATAAAGATTTAGTTTTTGATGCACAAACATTACGAGTTATACAAGCTAATTACGGTACTAATTTTAAAGATGCTTTAACAGATGTTTTATATAGAATGGAAAATGGGCGTATGAGCCCAGATAGTGGTCATAAATTTGTAAATAATTTTAATCAATTTATTAACGGTTCCATTGGAACAACGATGTTTTTAAATACAAGATCAGCTGTTTTACAAACAATATCAGCTATAAACTATGTTAATTGGAGTGATAATAATCCTATAAAAGCCGGTGCAGCATTTGCAAACCAACCACAGTTTTGGAAAGATTTTGTTTATATATTTCAATCTGACATGTTAAAACAAAGAAGAACCAATTTGGCTTTTGAAGTAACAGCAAACGAATTAGCAACAGCGGTACAAAAGAGTGGTGATAAAGCTAGAGCAGCGATACAGTATTTATTAAGAAAAGGATTTTTACCTACGCAAATGGCAGATAGTTTTGCTATAGCTTTTGGTGGTGCTAGTATGTACAGAAATAGAATAAACACATATACTAAACAAGGATTAAGTTTAAAAGAGGCTCAGAAAAAAGCTTGGTTAGATTTTCAGGAGATTACAGAAGCATCTCAACAGTCAGCAAGAGAACACATGTTGTCAGCTGAGCAAGCAAGTCCTTTAGGTAGGTTAATATTAGCTTTTGGTAATACACCAGCGCAGTATAACAGGTTGATGAAGAAATCATATTTAGACTTAGTTAACAATAGAGGTGATCATAGAACTAATATATCTAAAATAATATATTATGGTGCTGTTCAAAACTTTATGTTCTCTTCTATGCAAAATGCTTTATTCGCAATGATATTTGATCCAGATGAGGGCGAGGGTGAAGATGATAAATATTTAAGTAAAAAGATTAATACCATTAATAGTATGAGTGATACTATATTAAGAGGGTTGGGTATAAGAGGTGCTACTATATCTACACTTAAAAATATGATAATAGAGTTTGGTGAGCAAAATCAAAAAGATTGGAATTCAGATTATGCAGAGGTTATGGTTCAAGCTTTAAATATTTCTCCACCAGTTGGTATTAAAGCTAGACAAATATATGGTGCTACTCAAACATATAAATATAATAAGGATGCAATTAACGAAATGGGACCTGACATTGATAATCCAGCTTGGTTAGCTTTAGGCCAGATAACAGCAGGAACAACTAATATACCATTAGATAGGGTAATTAAAAAAGTAAACAATGTTCGAGCTGCTTTAGATGATAGAAATGAAGCTTGGCAAAGAATAGCAACTATGTTAGGTTGGAACACGTGGAACGTTGGTATACCAAATAGAAAACGCGATGCTATCAAAAATAAGAAAAAACAAAAGAAAAGTAGTGCAGTAAATGAATACGAGCAATTACTAAAAGATTTAGGAATAGATGAATAAAAATCAAACAACTAAAGAAATATTAAAGCTTGTAGAATATCAAATAGAGCAAATATTTACAGAGGTAGAAAAAATTAAAAAAGACAACAGAACTGCCCATGATGAGGTAAAAGATGACCTACGTTTTATCAAGAACAATCTCTTTGATCCAAAAGAGGGAATATGGACAGAAGTAAAAGAAAATTCAAATTTTAGAAAAGAAACTATAAAGTGGAGAAATGCTTTAGGTTTTGGTGTATTTAGTTTAATCGGAAAACATGTTTGGGATTTTATAAAAGGAACACAATGAAAAAATTATTAATGTTTATTTTTATGTTCATTAGTCTGAATGCTAATGCACAGTTTTTTAAAAAAATATTTAAATATTCAACTATATATACATCAGGTAATATATCTATGCCTTTAATAGACGATAGAAAAGAATTTTACGTAACACAAGAGGGTGAAGTAAGGGACATCACAAGAGAACCTAAATTTGATTATAGATATTCAATAGGTTGGAGAAAGCTTGCTAGATTTGATTACGAAAATAGACAAAACGCTTTTTATGATGGAGGTGAAAAACAAGTTACTTTATCAGCTGGAGTAGGAAATGTTGATAATTGGGAATGGTTGTTTAATTACGATTGGGCTAGACGTATGGGTCGTGAGTTTAATAATCAAAGATACTTCTTAAGATACTTAGGTCCTTGGTATATAATTAAAGGAGAAGTAAGAGAAGAAGGTGCAATTAATTTTAATTATTCAGCTGCTGACGTAAGGGTTAGAGCTAAATTAGGAGAAAAATTAAACTTATCTATGGGTGCGATTTATAGAACATCTGATAAGGTTTTTGGACTTAACCCTATAGAAGAGTACCTAAGACCAGATACTGTAAACTGGTGGGATCTAGCACGTGATTATGAATATTCTGATTATGGATATTGGGTGGATGGAGATCCTGATAGAGAAATTGATTGGTATTGGGAAGATGCAAATGGTAATAAAGTTGCTGATTCAGATGGTGAATTTAGAAGACATATTTACAAAGATTTAGTAAACAGATATAATGGTGAAATATTTTCTGAGATAGGTAGAATGGGTTATTTATCTGCTGTTATGGGAATTGATTTTTATCATTATACCGATAATTTTTGGTTTCATAACTACTTAAGTATAATGCCTTTTCACGGTCAAATATCAGGTAATAAAGATTTTGGATACGAACAATATTACCAACAAGATGGTGGTAAGAACTGGACAGATTATCAAGTTGGTTTAGTAATGGGATTAAAAATAAAAAAATGGTTTGGTTTGTTTGCTGAAGGTGAATATTCTAAATTATGGGATAAGAAAATTTATAACGCAAAAGTGGGATTTAATATAAACTTTAGATAATGGCAAAAGATTTAACAACTTTAGGTGAAGATACTCAAATTGGTTTAGATGTTGATGGTGACGGTAAACCAGATTTTAAAATTAATTTACGGGCAATTGGTATGGTTGTTGCTGCAATTGTAGCAGGAACTATGTTTTACTATCAAATAATGGAAGAAATACAATTAGCTAAGGAACTACCTAAAGTTGGTACAGGTACATATATAATTGACCAAGGTGATCCACAAGCATTAAACACATATCCACCAACAAGAGTTGAATTTAACATGAAGGATCAAATGAGTAGAATGACATTAGATCAACTTGTTAAGAAAGTTGAAGAAATGGAAGAAGATATAGAAGAAATTAAAATTGAATTAGCAAAAAAGAGAGACCGATGAAAATTAAAAAAGGAATTGTATTTAAAACATGCGCCGCTATTTTGGGTTTTATATTTATGATGGTTTTGAGCGCAAAATCACAAGACTTTTTACATGTTGATGATTATGATAAAAAAACAAAACAAGGTATTGTAGTAGTAGAATTTTGGGCTAGCTTTAATTCTGTAAATGAAGTTAACTTAAAAAAAATATATGATTGTAAAAAGTATAGAGTTGATATGTCTCAAGATCCTGGTCTTATGACAAAACATAATGTTATGGCTGTGCCAACAATAGTGATATACCACAATGGAAAAGAAATAAAAAGATTTTTACCAGGTTTAATGTTAAAACTTGATGTAGATATTAAAGAAATACAAGCTGTTATTGATGAGCTTGTAGGAGATAAATTTTAAATTATGTGCCCATTTTGCCCAATATGTATTTGTAAAATAAAATAATAAACAATGATAAGCGAACATATAAGTTTTAAAGAAGGAACTTTTAGTGCTACTGCTGCGCGTTTAGGTTTACCTAACGCTCCAAGTAAAGACCATTTGTTTAATATGCAAATGATAGCTAAAAAAGTATTTGAACCATTAAGAGTTTATGTTGGTGGTCCAATTAAGATAAATTCATTTTATCGTGGACCTGAACTTAACAAAGCAATTGGTGGATCTAAAAAATCACAACATTGTAACGGACAAGCAATGGATATAGATGATGTGTTTGGTCATAGAACTAATTCACAAATGTACCATTGGATCAAAGAAAATCTTGATTTTGATCAAATGATTTGGGAGTTCGGAGACGATGAAAATCCTGATTGGGTGCATGTTAGCTATGTAGATAGAGAAACTAACAGAAACAGATGTCTAAGGGCTTCTAGGAGCAACGGAAAGACTGTATATGAGGTAATATAATATGTTTGAAGAAAATCCTTATTTTACAGTATTTTTTATATGTACTATATTTTGGTATTTCTTTCTTATAATAAAAATTTATAACGATCAAAATAAATAATTAAATTAAATTTTATGATTATAGATACATTTATGTTCTATAATGAGCTTGATATGCTTGAGTTTAGATTGAAAGAACTTGATCATATTGTAGATAGATTTATATTAGTTGAAGCAACAAAGAGCTTTGCTAATAATGACAAGCCATTGTATTTTAAAAAAAATAAAAGTAGATTTAATAAATATCTACACAAAATAGATTACGTTATATTAGATGATATGCCGAACGGTAATCATTGGTCTAGAGAGATATATCAAAGAAATGCTACTGGTCATGCGTTAAGGTGTATAGCAAAAGATAACGATATTATTATTGCTAGTGATATTGATGAAATACCAGATGCTAACGAGTTAGTTAAATTTAAAAAACAAGGTTTACCTAACCCAATTATATCACCAGCTCAAGATACATATTACTTTAATATTAAAAACAAAGCATTAGCATACAGTGGTTATGATAAGCACAGTAAATTAAAGTATCATAAAACTTTTGGTATAAAAATATTTTATTATAAAGCGTTTGTTGATTCGTTATTACAAATGCATAAGTTTAGAATTAATTACATAGATGTTTATGATTGGGATAAAGGTGGTTGGCATTTAACATTTTTTATGAAGTCTAAAATGATTGAGGATAAATTAAATAATTATTCTCATCCAGAATTTAAAGGTAGTATTGATAATTTAATACAACACAAAAATATTAAGTTTAATAAAATTAAAATAAAAGATAATAATTATCTTCCTAAAAATTATAAATATTGGAACACATGACACAAGAACAAAGAGATTGGGGTAAAGTAATAACAATAGCAATATTAGCATCAATATTATTAGTAGGTGCTTTATTTGGTTGTACACCCATGATTTATAAAAGTAATCAAATTAAAGTTACACATGTTTTAGCTTTAACTGAAAATGGAGACACTATTAAAGTATCAATTAGAGATATTAAACCAACACAAATATATAACGTGATTGGTTATGATTTTACAAGGGGATATAATAACCCTTATTATAATCCATGGACAAGATACCATGTGTATGATAATCATTATAGATATTATACCAATCATGCTTTTGTAGATCGACCAAATTATATTAATCAACCTTATAATAATTGGCATCCATTAGAAAACTTTGCGCCTGTAAATAGAGGAACAACAAATAATGGTGATAATCCTATATCTAGAAATCCAGTAACATCTGGTGGTGGTAAAAAGAAAAATAATTAATATGTGGGCATTATTTAAAGACAAAAACGATATTAATGAGAAAAATCTAGTTGGGTTTATCTCATTTATAGTTATGGTATTATTTGCCATAGCTGATTTATTAACAAGTTTAATAGCAGATAAAGATCTTATTATAAACGAAGTAGTTTATAACTCATTTGTATGGGTTACATTAGGTTGCTTCGGGATAAGTTCTTTTGAAAAAATAAAAAAATAAATTTAAAATTATGAGAAAATCAATAGCAAAAAGAAACCGTAAGGGTTTACTTAAACGTAAAAATAAAAATAGAAAGATTAGTGATATGGGTAAAACCTCAGGAAGGGAAATTAGAGGTGTGAAAAGAAAAGCCACTGGTAGAACAGCGATTGGAACTTTAATTACCAAAGGGGCTAGAGCAGTGAAGAGAGGTGCTAAAAAGCTAGTTGGAAAAATAAGGGATAAAAGATACAAGAAGTTAAGTTCGAAGATTAGAGAAGAAGGAGTTGGGATGAGTAAAAAGAAAAAAAGATTAATAGAAAGAAGAAGAAAGATTTAAATTTTACTTACTTTAGATTTCTTTGGTGCAGATTTTACTCTTTTAATACCTTTCATCCAGTGGTTATATTTTACACTACCTGGTTTAAGGTCACTTAATATATGCCAATTAACTAAACCTCTTCTTTCTAAGAAAGAAACATATCTTTTTTCTAGTTCTCTATCATGAGCACCCATAGGCATCATATATACAGGCATATGCCAACTATGTGGATCTGCTGCGCTAAGAACACCTTGCTTATCAACACTTCTATGCTTAACAGTCTTAGCAAAAAAATCAAAACCTATTAAGTCTAAACTTTTATGTGTCTTAACTTTATTAACAAACCATAATATTGTTAAAAATCCTGCTGATGGCCTTAAATGATTGGGATTTAATATGTCTTTGTCAAAAGACTTCATGATGTCAGTGATTTCCTGATCTGAATACATTTGGGTGTGTGGCATATCTTTAGGTAAATGATCTTCAAAAACCCAATCCTTTAACATAAAGTTTCCTCTACATCTATTGACTAGTATTTCTACATTTCTAAATCTACCAACTTTAAATTCTTTTCTTAATCTATTATAGCACGGTGCCCTAAACTGACCTGTCACCCACATATCTACTTTTGTGCCTAAAGATTCTTCTTGTAGTTTATTTGCTTCTATTGCCCTTCCAAAACGAACCACAATATCATAACTGTTAATTTTATCAGCTAATTTATGATTCATTATTTCTACTGAGTTACCAACAAAAACTACTCTCTTATTTTTTACAAGCTGTTGTATACGTTCCACCATTCTTCAGATAATTCTCCTTCTTTATGCTTTTCAAACCAAGGCCCGCCATTAGTATAATGTATTGCTTTAATATACTTATGACTATTATAATACCCCACAAGATGATTGTATTTTAAAGGTATTGATCCTATTTCTTTATCTTCAACCCACATAAATTGGTGAAGTTCTTGAGCAGATGCTTTGTCTAAATATTCTTTAGATAATTTTTTAAGTTTACTATTATCAAACAACATTAAAGAACTCCAGCATTTTCTAGGATAAAAAATATTAGGTGTACCATCCATTTTTAATTTAGGAGATTTTTCTAATTTATGCTTTACACATGCTACTGGTTTATTTCTCAAATATTGCTCTATTTCACTAGGATTACATTTCCAAACAAAATCGTTATCACAGAATAATGATATACCATCATAGTGAGATAATAAAGGAACATAAAATCTAGTAAAAGAAAATTCTGTTGATTCTCCAGAAATATCTTTTCTACCATATACACCAACTTTTGTTAATGATTTTTTATCTAAATATTTTATCTCATGTTCTCCTTTTTCTGAATGATCCTCAATAGATTTCCTACAAACTCTAGTTGCCTGTGGGTATTTTGAATCGTGTCCTATATATATTTTCATACTAATTGTTTTAATATTTCTTCAAATTTATTTAATTGTATCATATTAGATCCATCACTCCATGCCGCGCTTGGATCTTCATGAACCTCAAAAAAGTAACCATCAACATCCACCGCTTTAGCGCATTTAGCAATATGTATAGCATATTTTGGTTGACCAGCTGTTGTATCACCTGAATTAGGTCTTTGTGTTGAATGTGTACAGTCTATTATAACTGGTACTTTTAATTCTTTCATATCAACAATTTGTCTAAAGTCTACAACTAAATCACCCATACCAAACATTGATCCTCGCTCAGTGAGCATAATATTATTATTACCTGTACTTTTAACTTTATTAACTGCGTGAATCATATTCTTACCCTCAACAAATTGACCCTTCTTAATATTAACAGTGTTCATAGTTTGACCAGCTTCAACTAACAAATCAGTTTGTCTACATAAAAACGCTGGTATTTGTATTACATCAATTACATCTTCAAGTTTATCCACCTGCCAAGTTTCATGAACGTCTGTTGTAGTTTTACAACCCACGTGAGTTTTAATCTTGTCAAATATTTTTACAGCTTTTTCTAAGCCAATACCTCTTTTAGAATGTACAGATGTTCTATTAGCTTTGTCGAAAGATCCTTTAAATATATAATCAAAATTATATTTTTCTGCTAATAAACTAAGATCATGGGCTAAAGTTAAAGCTTGTACTTCACTTTCAATGCTGCATGGTCCAGCTATTAATATCTTCTTCTGTGTTGATTTCTTTTCCATTGTATTTAATTTTAACTACATCTACATCGTAGTATCCTAATATTCTATTTTGTTCTAAATTTTCTTCTGGATATTGATCATGAAATAAATCATATGATCTTAAAAGCTCAGGTTTATAAGCATAAATACCAATGTGTCTATCTCCATAACCTATATCTTTTCTAGTAAACCATAGTGCTTTACCTTCTTGATGTATACACTTAACACCATTAGGTTCGTAACTTTCTGTGTAAGCTGTTAACATATAATCAAAACCTTGTTTGCATCTATCAGTAATTGTTCTTAAATGCCAAACATCCATATCAACCATATCACCTTGAATATTTATTATAATATCGTATTGTTTGAGTTTATCTAACACTGATGCTATTCTAGCTGTTCCATTTTCTGCTTTGTTAGACATTATAACGTTTTCATTAGTTATATGTTGTGCTATTTTTTTACTATCAGTTACTACATACGTATCATAACCCATAGTTCTAACTCTATCAAACATATATCTAATAAGTGGTTCACCATCAATGTTGATAAGCATTTTTTCTTTTAATCTAGTGCTTTTTAATCTTGCTGGTATTGCAATACATATATTCATGATTTTTTACCCACAGTTCTTCTTCTTATATCATCGTGATTAAATTCAGCCCAATATAATTCAAAAGCCACACCATCTTTTAATCCTTCAAATTGATGGTACTTACCTGGTTTAACCATAGTAAAATCTCCTGCTTTTAATATTGTCTCATCAACCAATCCTTGATCATCTTGCCAAACTCTAACTAACATCTCTCCTGATTCTACAAAAAATCCATTCCATTTAAATTCATGTTCATGTTCTGAACATTTAAATCCTTTATTAAATTCTATTCTGTGAAATTCGAAGACGCCATTAGCGTGGATCTTCTCCGTCTTTCCCCATATTTTTCCTGCTTTCATCTTGTATTAAATTTATAATTTTATTAACTAATTCTGGGTTTTTCTCATCAAAAAATATAACACCCGTATGTTTGCCTTCTTTTAAACCACCCTCATCTTCTATATGATACGGTATCCATTTAGCGCAAAATGCCTGTGTTAATCTCCAATGTAATCCTAGTTCTCTAGGACAATTTATTATTGCTACTCTCATATTACCAACTTCTTTGTCTTCTAGGAAATAAAGGTAATTTCTTACCATTTGATTTATTTTGTGGTGTCCAATTATACCACTTAGATCTATTAGTATCACCTAACTTACCTATTTTAAAATTAGATAGACATTGTTTATCTTTATTAGCAAAATGAACACTTATTAATATTCTTGGTCCAACTGTATCAACCTTATGATATTGATATTGCGGTATATATAGAAAATCTCCTGCTTCTAATATAGCTTCTTCTAATATTTCTTTAGGTTTAGCTGGAGCAAATTCTTTATATATAGTCCATTTAACTTTACCTTCAGTATGAAATAAAAAGTTTTCTGTCTGATCAGAATGAGCTGGAAAACTTTTAGAATTAGCTCTTGGTGAACAATATATATTTGATTGTCCGTTTCTAAAATACCTCTCAAACTCATGGCATATATCAACCATATCTTTATTTTGATATTCCGCGAATGGTAATACAATTGATTTACCATTATTCCACTGGTGGTACACATCCCTTTTAGATAACATTGGAAGTTTTAATTGTCCTTTCCTAACTTTATCAAGACACCACCTACCATCATTTTCTTTTCTATAATCTAAAATTTGCATTCCTTTCATAGCCGGATATTGATTCATATAATGACTAAAATCCGCCCAAGTAAAAAGATTTTTAAATTTATTTCTTCTTATTATTAAATGTTTTTTACCCCAATATTCACTAAAAAATACTTTAGGGCTTATAGGATCTAATATATCCTCTAATGTTATTCGTTTATTCATTTTCTTTTTTTGTTTATATGGAAACCATTTATTAAATAATTCTCTTCTATATTTACAACCACAGGACAAACCAAACCAACCGGTAATAGTAACAACTAACCATTTTATACCAGTGGCTTGTGTAAACCTGTCTATCGTATCTCCTAAACCTCTATCTGTAAAATGAGGATTATTTTGTCCTGGAAATTTTAAATTACCCATCGCAACTTAAACAATCTTCCTGCATAGCTTGTTCAGCTATATCTCCTCTTAATACAGATTCAGTTCTCATATAATATAAGGTTTTAATACCTTTTTTATGAGCTTCTAGGTGAACTTTATTAATAAATTTAGGATCAGCTTGAGCTGGAAAAGCTAGATTCAAACTAACAGCTTGATCTATATATTGTTGTCTTATTCCAGCTTGATTAACTAACTCTAATTGATTAATCTCTTTAAAAGTCTTATAAACTTCTTTTATAGGTATGTCCTTTTCTGGACCTAACATAACTTTATCTAAAGCTTTTATACCCTGCACTGAACCTCCATCTTTTAAAATCTGATTCCATATCTTATCAGTATTTAAATTATGTTCTTTTAATGTAGCTTCAAGCGTAGGGTTCCTACGTATGAAAGTCCCCTTAGCAGACTGATCAGTAAAAACATTAGCGGCCCAAGGCTCAATACCAGGGCTGATATTCCCACTAAGCTTACTATTGCTAACAGTAGGAGCAATAGCCCTAAGATGAGTGTTCCGCATACCAGTACCAACACACCAAAGAGGTTCACCAAATGTTTCAGCAAGTACCATTGAGGCTCTTTCGCTTTCAATTTTAATTTGACTAAATATTCTTCTAGTTTCATATTGTGCTAATAATCCTTCGAAAGGAAATCCTTTCTGTTGTAAATATGTGTGCCATCCAAGAACTCCTAATCCTAAAGCTCTACCTTTCTCAGCAGATCTTATAGCATTTTCAAACCCTCTTACGTTTTTAGCTCTTTGTATAAACTCTTCTAATACACCATCTAAAAACCATATACTATCATAAATTAAATTACTATCTTTCCACTCATGATATTTAGCTAGATTTAAACTAGATAAACAACACACAAAACTATGTGATTCATCAGTGTGTAATACAATCTCTGAACATATATTAGTCATAAAGACTTTAAGAGCATTATCCTTATACATACTAGGATTTTGTTTATTAACATTACCCTTAAACATTACATAAGGTTCTCCAGTTGCTTTGCGTTTTTGTAATAACTTACTCCATTTACGTCTTGCAACTTTATCTCCAGCAGCTAACTTTCTCATAAACTTATCACTAACAACAGTGCATTGATGCATGTTTAATGATTGCCTATTTACATCGCCTTTTGGTTCTCTGATTTCTAACCAGTCTTCCCAATCAGGGTGATCTATGTTTAAATTAACTGATGCAGCTCCCCGTCTGACACTCCCTTGATTTGTAGCTAATATAGTTGAATCATATACTTTACAAAAAGGTACAACACCATCTGATGTTCCATTGTTTGTAATTGTAGATCCAGCTGGTCTTATTTGATTTACACCAATACCAACTCCACCACCATGTTTAGCTAACAACATCATTTCTAAATTTTTGTTACCGATGTCGTAGATTGAATCTGCAACATCAATACCAAAACAGCTAATAGGAAAACCTCTATCAGTTCCCATATTAGATAATACTGGAGAAGCTAAACATAACCATCCTTTCCAAATATATTCAAAGAATTTATCTGCAAGTTCAGGTTTGTTTAGTCTTTTTGCCGCGGCCTTAGCCACTCTCTCGTATGCCTCTTTAGGTGTCTCACCATTATAAAGGTATCCTCCAGTTATAGTTTTTTTATATACTTCGGCATCTGCCCACTCTGGGTAGTCAATACCTTTTTTCCATCTATTACTCCACATTACTCTTATATACTATTGCTGTTAAATCAAAATTATCATCATAAAAAAGTCTATCATCAATCAAACGTAATTCATCAGGTGTGTATATATACACTGAATCAGTTCCAAAATGTTTAAACTCAAGGTATAATATATCATCATAATATGTTCTAAACCAATTTCTTGTAGAACCACACGCGGTTATAATAACCATTAATATAATTGCTAACAATTTTTTCATTTTATTTTATTTTATTTTTTACAATCTGTTTCTATTGTAGCTGCTGTCCAGCTAGTATTACCATCTCTCATCGCCCAACATTCATTAGCATAAAAATAACCATTACAACCACAAACATAATCTATTTCCATAGTGCATACTAATTCATTATCAGGTTCATTTAAACAACCTGATGGTATTATAAAGTTATCTTCATTACAACCAAGTAATAATAACAATAAATATTTTCTCATTTACCAGATATTTTCGAAATCTTCTCCCTCATTTGCTTTGCTGTAGTCGGTAGGCCTGATCGCAAAGAAGTCAGTATGAGTATGACCGCCAGTGAGATGATAGAACCAGTCAAGATTCTTAGCACCTTTGTTATCATATTCGAAGATCTCTTTGTATCCGAGTTCTTTAAGTTTCTCATTTGCTCTTTTTCTAATAAATTGTTTTAAATCGTATTTAGTTAGATTTTCCAGATCCCCCATTTCAAACATCTTGTCTATATATTTTTCTTCTAATTCTACCATTGTCATAGCTGCTTCTTCTATATGTGGTTTACAAGCTTTTAATAGCATTGGTTTTTCCTCACACATATGTCTAAATAATCGACAACCCATTTTGCTGTGTAAAGATTCATCTCTCACAGACCATTTCATTTGCTGTCCCACGCCTTTTAATAAGTTTCTTAGTTGAAAGCTATATAACACCGCAAAAGCTGAATATAAACTTACTCCCTCTGCAAAAGCTGAAAATACAGCTAATGACTTTCCAATCTCTACAGGATCTGTGCCATCATAACTTACTAAGTTATCGAACCTTTCTGCAGTAGCAGGTTCGTGTAAAAACGCTTCAAAGTCTTCAAGACCTAACGTTTCGTTTAAATAGGAGTATGCAACAGCATGTATTGTTTCTTGTGATCCAAATATCATAGCCATTTGTTGTATTTCGTGTTTAGGAAACCATCCTACAACTTTCTGCGTCCAATAATCTGATACAGCACATTCAGTTTGCGCAAATCCTAATAATATATTACCAACTAAATTTTTTTCAGCTGGCTTTAATTTTTCATTCCAATCTTTAACGTCACCACTCATTGGTATTTCAGTATGTAACCAAAATGCTTGAGCTTGTGGTAACCAACCCTCAGTGTAATACTCAGGGTATTCAAAAGGTTTATACGGTATTCTATTGTCAAATAAGCCCATCGTCTTCGTAAAATAATGTTAAACAAATATCAAATATAAATAAATAAAATACATGATCTATTTTATAATTATCCCAATCTGGATAATTTCTATATCCAAATAATAAACCTTCATATAAACCAAAACTTAATTCCCATCTTGTTATTCTCATCTTCCTTGTCCTTTATATTTAGTTCCAGCATAGTATTTACCATGCTTTTGATTAGTATGTCTGTTTTTAGAGTGAATACCTGGACGTTTTTTCTTTGGTCTAAAAAAATACGTGTTTATTCCAAATGTTTTTCTAGCCATGTTTTATTAAATTTATAACGTCATCACACTCACTCTGTCTTTGAGGTTTATATAACTTATAACCTTTTAAATATTTAGAAACATATTTCTTAAACATTTTCCAACGTAAAGGAAACGTATCATTTGGTCTACCCTTACATTCAATTATAAAGTTTTTACCCTCAAAATCTGGTGTATATTTAATAGCTAAAACCTTTTTGTTTCCCCTATTAACCATACTACCTTTACCATTTGATTGTCTCTCATAAGATTCATTTTTAAAATTAAATCCTTCAAAAACCTCAAATGTTCTTTTTTCATAGTCTGCTTTAACTTTTGCTTTTTTTAATGCCTTATACATATAAGCCTCTAGTCCACTAGCAAACTTAATCCCATCGATAGTAACTTTTTTACTAACGACAGGACCTCGTTTTCTCTTAATTCTTCTTCTCACCTTTATCCATCATTTTAGCCATATATTGTATCTCATCTCGTAGGCAATACTTTGCTGATTCAAGATATAACAACGCATCCATCAACTCCTCTTGTACATCTTCCATAAAGTGATAAAGAGTTTTTTGTCTTCTTTTTATTTCTGATTCCATAGTGTCACCGTATTTACGTTGACCTATTAAGCTACGTTTGTCCATTTTCTTTAGGACCTTTCTAACTATTGAATCTTTTGTTTTAATTTCCATCTGGTTCGTCCATTAATAATGTTATTTCTGCTTCTGATAAACCATCTGTTTTTACAAATGTACCGTTTATCATTTTACCTTTTCTGTTACTTATTTCTTTATAAGCTGAATCAATACAATCTTCAATCCTAAGCTCAGATAGCTCGGCTAGGTTAGTTAATACAACTACCATATCGCCTATAGCATCTTCTACTTCAGCTTTATCTTTATTTAATATAGCTTTAGCTAATTCCCCTGCCTCTTCTTGTAGTTTTATGTATTGAGTTTTTTGATCTCCACTATCGTAGATACCTCTTACTCTTGCCCATTTTCTTATATCACTAAATATAGACTTAGATTTTTTATTATCTTTATCTTTAACAATATAATTTTTAGGAAAATTATAAGCAAATGCTTTATTATATATATAACACCTTTGGTCGTTATACATTGATGTTTTAGCATTTTCTAATATCCAAGATATTGTGTGTTCGTTGACTTGAAATTCCCCATGTTCAGTTTCCCAAACTAAGCCACTGTTTCTGAGCAGATTTCTTTTTAAATCTGATTTAGGACATGGAAATGTAGTTGTTTGTTCTGTTACATTTATTCTCATATTGGTTTTTGGTTTTAAATATTTGTATAGTTTACGATCAACTTTGTAACCGTATTCTTTTTGTAATTCTATCTCTCTATTAGATATATAATCTATATCTTTAGATTCTTCTAGTATTTCATATTCATCAGGACCGTAGCCTTGTTGAACAGTGACCCGGTTATTAAGATCACAGGTAACTCCAATCTTTTTACCTGGTATATGGTATAAATAATATGTCATTATCTTTTATTTAGTTTATCGTTATAAATATGCATGTTTGAAGCATAATGATAGTACCAACCTATTGGTAATTTTAATCTTTTAGCAACTAGTTTTTGTAATTCACTAAAACAATATTGATCATTACAAAACCCATACCAAAGATCATTGCTACGCATCATAACGCTCATACATAACTTACCATCTACTATCTGCATGTGTATAGCACAAGTACACGGTGTATCATATGTATATTGATCTATTTCCTTACCGTCATAAATACTAATTACAGCGTGACGTGTATCTGGTTTTTCTTTTAGTTTTTGAACAACCTGATCTAACTGATCTTCACGATTCCATTGCCACCCATAATTAGATCTAACTTCTCTTTTTGCATCAGCCATACGTTCCCATATTGGAGGTATTTTACCATAGATTTTACCTAACTTATCTATACTAGGATCACCTGATAAATACCATTGCCATTCAGCCTCTGCGTATTCTTTACTCCATTCTCTAAAATCCACGTCTATAGTATTTTCTTCTGGGTGATGCATATAAAATCCACAGTTGAATATAGTTTTTGTATTATCAAAATCCACACCGTTATCTTTTATATAATCCCAAAGAAAATTAAACGCGTGATTTGCATTATAAAAATTCTGTTTTAAGCTTCCCATGGTAAATCTTCTTTTTGTTTTTCTTCAATAACTTGAGGTATATAACAACCTGATTTAGGTTCCCAAGTAAAAAATGCTTCACCACCATTTTCACCTAAGTTTTGAAACTTAACTTTCAATACCTTAACCTTAGTGTTTTTATCCTCATAATTTCTATGTACTAATAAACCATGATAACTTGCATCATACCATTCTCCTCCACCCTTAATGTTATACATTGTAGGTTCTTCCATCTTACCATCTTGTCCTTTATACATTTTAGTTGGATGTGCTACAATAAATGTTAATACATCATACTTCTTGCAAAATTGTTCAATCTTAGACAGATAATCCATCGTATAACGATTTACATCATCTGATACCGCGTTTGTGTCTCTAACCTTATTATATGGATCAATTACAAGGCATTTAATACCCTTACGTTTAACTAGCTCAGCTCCTTTAGCTAAAACTGATTCTAAACTATATTTATCCATATCAATAAAAAAGAAGTTATCATTAACATGATCAGCTACATTATTCCATGTATTACCACCTATATCACTTGGTAATGGCATGTCTTGCCAAACCTTACGCATAAGCTTATGTGCATGTAAATATGTGGGCGCATTTTCAGGAGAAGCGAAAGCTGTTTTCCAACCGTAGTTTTTATTATATCCAACTACCATTTGATCAACAAAATCTGATTTACCTGATGATGGTATACCTGTTACTGTAATGAACTGTCCAGTATATGTACTGAATATATCATCAAAGTTTTCAAGTCCAACTTGAAATCCAGGTTTAAAACCATGTTTCACAAAATCCTTTAAATCCTCTTCAACATCTTTTAATGTAGATACATTTTCAAGAGGCACAGGTTTAGCTATTGCTATAACATTTCTAAGATCTTCAACACTATACTTGAGTAAATACTCATTAGCATCTTTACAATCTCTAAAATCTACTAAATAACAATTTTCAGCACCTAACCTACGAATAAATTCTTGTTGTAATGCTGTACCAGCTTCATCTTGATCAACAGCTAATATTATTTTTTCTTTATTCTCAAAATAATCTATACAATTATCAAGATAATCTAAGTTATTTTGGTTTAATGTTGCTCCGTTAGGAACAGATACAACGTTTCTAATACCAGCTTCTACAAATGCTAATACATCCATTTCACCTTCAACAA